AAAGCGATGGACAAACAACAACGTGATGAATACGAAAAAAAGAAACTCTTGTGGATCATAAAGGATTTACGAGCTAGAGGGATACATAACAGCGCAGATAAGGTTGAGGAAATGCATAAGGAGTTTATAACTCTAGCTAAATAAGAAAAGCCCTACATGTTGAGGTGTAGGGCGATAAAAAGATAGTAGTTTTAGATTTCGGAAAAAGAAATCTTGAGGTGTAATCAGTTTAACATATTTTTTGTTAAAACTATATATAAAGATTTTATAAATTTATGAACATAGACAAGTTTTTGCTTGTCGTAATATTCAGGAATCTAATGGTATCCCCCACCTAGTAAATGAGTTCCTGGATATTCCGATGCGTGAGAGCATCAAAAAAAGCCCGTACAGAAGCACAGGCTGGTTGTTACACATATCGGTAACTAAATTTTAACAGACTTTCAGAAAGTTAGCTATTAAAAACGAAAAAAACGCTCGATGGTAACGAGCGCTGTAGAGAAAACATTCCCTAAAATTAGCTATCTCTATTATATCATAAGTTTTCTCTCAGTAAATAAGGAGGACTGCAAAAAAATGATTGAAAATCCGATTATTTACGGGAATCATCACGATTCATCAGCGAAAGACTTCATGGATTATTGCCAAGGTTGTGGCGGAGAAATCTTCTACGGAGAAGGATACCTTGATTTTAGTGGCGATCCAATCCATACGGAATCTGAATGTATTAAACAGTATGTTGAAGAACATTCCATGAAGAAAGTAGCGGGTGAATGAAATGGATATGAATATACATCACAAATTCGAATTAGAAAAACGAATTTTCAATAGATTAATTGAGCATAACAGGCAAAATACCGAACCTCATTCGAAGGCCGTCATTTTAGCGTATGAGCATGGTTTACAAGTCTTAGAGGATATGTATAAAACTAGTCAGCAAGAAGAGAAAACTGAAATAGCGCCATTTTAAAAGAGAGGGAGATTCATATGACAACTGAAAATTACTTTTCTAAATTAGCTCAAATAGATTGTACGGAACACGTTGAAAAGAAAGGTCGCTTTAACTACTTATCATGGGCGTGGGCAGTAAAAAAACTTCGTGAAGTAGATCCAACAGCAACATGGGAGGTAAAACGATTCGATGGAGTACCTTACCTGAAAACAGATTGCGGTTACTTTGTAGAAGTTGAAGTAACTGTACAAGGAATACCACTAAGCCAAATTCACCCGATACTTAACAATCAAAATAAACCAATTGCAGAGCCTAATAGCTTTGATATTAACACTAGTATTCAACGTTGCTTAGTTAAGGCAATAGCGCTTCACGGATTGGGATTATACATCTATGCGGGTGAGGACCTACCAGAAGTACAAGAAGAAATGATTACTGCCCAACAAGTTGGTGCAATCAAATTAAACATTAAAAAGTTGGCTACTCTTCGAAAAGTAGATGAAGACACAATCAAAGGACATTTAAGTATCAAAGAAGTTGCTGAATTAACGTTAAAACAAGCGGAAGAGGTACTAAAAAAATTAACGAAATGGGTTAAGCAAGCCGAAAAGGAAGTAGCGGAAGCTAAAGAAAAAGAAGCGTCCGAAGAGGTAGAACAAACGAATTAAGGAGTGAAAGCCTATGTTAGATAAAAACCAATCAAAAGTCGTCCTTCCTTCATGGGTGTGGAAGGGCGCACGAAATGAAAAAGAAGCGAAAGCAAAGGCGATTGAGTACATTACTCCCGATCGCTACCCAGGATATAAAATAATCAAAATTCAAGGCGACATAGCGGTATGCGAAAGGGAGAATGCGTAATGTTTCAAGTGCCTGTAAGACGTGGATCAATGAAAGAAATGTTAATAGCAGTTCGTGATTTAGAAGAACGAGGATATGACTATGTAACACAAATCAAAACGGTATATAAAAGCGGAAAGTTTTATGAACAAAGCGGTAGAAGTTTTCAAGGTAAACATGAATTTAGAACAATCGGCTACGTGGATAATGTCAGCTACGAATGTTGGATGAAGAAGGTGAACTAAATGACATTAATTGATAGAAGAAGACGTGGGTTTTTCATGATAGATAACGAGATTGTAGATGATGCGAGGCTAACTCATAAGGAAATGGCAGTATATATGGTCCTTTGTAGGCATCTAAATCAAGAAACGGGGAGTTGTTTCCCTTCTTTACCAACAATCGGAAAGAAAGTCGGGATGTCGAAGAATACAGTAATCAAGGCTTTAAACACTTTAATTGAAATAGGTTACGTAACAAAAGAGAAACGTTCATCTAAAGAACAAGGCGATATGTCCAACGTTTATTACGTCAATGACGTTCACGATTTGAACGGGGGAGTTCACCAAATGAACCGGGGGGGTTCAGGAGATGAACGGGGGGGAGTTCACGAGGTGAACCCTAACAATACTAATCTTAACAATACTAATTTAACAATAAGTAGTAGTAGTAGTAAGAACCCCTTCTCATTCTATGAAAGTAATATTGGAGTTTTAAATCCATTCATGGCAGATGGCATAGATCAGTGGATTAAAGATACAAGCGAAGAACTTGTTATAGCAGCTATGGAACGCGCATTAAAACAACAGAAAAAATGGAATTACGCTGAAGGCATCTTAAAACAGTGGGCTAACAAAAACATTAAGACTTTAAATGATGTGGAAGCTTTAGAAGCTGAATACCAACGAAATAAAGGAGCGAAGAACAATGCAGAGAGCGGCACTAGCAATACCAACCGATATAGCCAAAAAGGTGAATATGACTATGGATTCTGATGTGTGTGATACCCACGGCATGAATAAGATGAAGTTCGGTGGACAAGTTGTTTGCCCTCGATGCTTCCTTGAAAACGAAAGTAAGAAGCTTCAGCAGCAGGAACAAGCAAAATACGATGCAGATAAGGCGAACGAGAAGAAATTCATGTTCCACCAACAGAGCATGATTGCCGATAGCAACATTAAGAAAGCTAATTTTGATAATTACCAGCCTACTAGCGATGAAGGAGCGAAGAACCTTGAACTCGCAAAGGTCATCGCAACAGATTATCTCAACGGAAAGATTTTTAACACAATTATGGCCGGGAATTGCGGGGCAGGGAAAACACATCTTGCCTATGCTATAGCGGATCAACTTGCAGGAGCAGGTAAGTCAGTTGTCTTCGTCACGGTTGGAGAATTGCTACGGAAGATTAAAAGTACATTCAGTAAAGATTCCACATTAACTGAAGATGCAATTATAAGAAGCTTAGTAAGAGCGGAAGTATTAATAGTCGATGATTTAGGAGCTGAGTTAGGCGCGTTAGATGCGAATACAAAAGCGACAAACTTCATTAATAGGGTGTTATTTGATGTTTTCGATGGAAGGCAAGGTAAATCTACTATCTTCACGACAAACCTTACAGGAGAACGTCTAGAGGGCGCATATGATGAACGAATTGTATCGCGTATTTTCAATAATTTTAAAGCGCTGGTTTTCAAAGATACAAAGGATTACAGAAGAAAGGCATTGCCATTTTAAAAGGGGGAAATTGAAATGTGTGCATGTAACGGAACGGGAGTAATTCAGAATGATATTGGAATGGGTATGTATCAGTTTGGACCATGTGTATGCGAAGCGGCGAATCAAACTCCTGAAGAGGTAGATAGAAAGCGTCATGCCGTTATGGCGGAACTAAGAGAGATTCATAAATTACAACTGGAGGGGAAATGGGATGCCAAGACTTGGAACGGATTTGGAAAAGGAAAATTACACAATGGCGTTGCAACAGAGAAAGTACATGAAGAAATCGCGTCGTAACTTATATATCGCTTTAGAAGAGTTGGACCTGGTATTTGATGAAAGCGAAGTAATTCGATTGCAAGAAATGTGGAAGGAAGGCAAAGGAATCCTTGAAATCGCAAAAGAGTTGGGAAGACATCAATTAGAAATCGCCGCTCTTATTATGGATCAGGCAGATAAAAACTTGATTAAATCTCGTCCAATGGGGTTAGGAGCATGAAGCAACTAACACTGGAGGATGTAGTCGGAAGTTTTGATTATACTGCAACAAATACAGCGGAAAAGTTCTTGAAGCGTAATAGCGCTATGACGTACTCAATAGAGTTCTATGACAAAGACGAGAAGTGGAAGCTTCGTTGGTTTGAGGCGAAGTCCGAGAGCGAAGCTATAGAAATGGCTAAACAGAAATACGGAAAGATACAAATTATCACTACGTATATTTCCGATAGAACATTAGAAGAGATAATGAATTTGGATTAGGAGACATAGCGTTATGACGTGTAGTTATTGGAACTGTGGATAGTAGTTTTAGAGAAGAAGTGGGTGTGCTGGTTGATAATGAAGTGTCTAAAGGGGCCGAAACTCATGTGATTGAACAAGGCATCCGTAGGCGTCATAGCGTCAGTAGAAATGGAGGGACTATCGGAATTAGAACGGAGAAATAGGGGATTCGGATCAACGGGCACTAAATAAAAAAGGCTAGGATTTTCTCCTAGCAAAGAGTTATGTCGTACAGAAAGGTGCAAACCTGATGTTTGCAATTTCATTATATAGCGTTTATCAGGCGGATAGGTTGAATCATAGCAATCTTTACGTAAGTTTTACATGATATTGAGATTTTTGATAGAGGTCAAATTTAAAATTTGTACAAATAAACAGGGAGTGTGGGGATAATCTTATAGGTAAAAAAAGGCTCAATTCTCAAAAGGGAGAGAGTTGAGCCTGTGGATGTAATTACTAAGTTCTCGGGTTGATGAAAACTAGTAATTAAATAAAATCACCCTAGGGTTAGGGGGTCTAGGGTTTCAAGTCTGAGTATATCTCACACGATAATATAAAAAGAATAGAACGTATTGAAGATAACACATGAATGTTTCGTAAATGTATCAAAAAAGTGAACAAAAAGTGATTTTGTAAATCAAGGTAGTCAGCACAGTTCACTAACGGCTTGTAAAAAAAAGAAGCCCCGTAGAAAATGTTACAGGACTTCATAAAATTGAGCTATGTCGTACTCACAAGAGATTTTAACATGGATTTAGTGGTGAATATATTAGTAAATGTGTCCAATTGATCTAGAGGTATTATCTTAAACAAAAACGCTATTTTAGTTATAGTTTAACAAAAAGGACCCGCTATAAATAGCAGGCCCTTTCCTAAAATGGCAAAGAGTAACTCTTACCTTACTCTTCTACTATAGAATACATCACATTTGATTATTTTTGTATAAAAATGTCTAAATATGCAATGTTTCATATCGATATAAGAACACGAAGAAATGAGACTGATAATAGAATGAAAACGCGATTTTAGATAAGGGGCAGATTATATATTTAAAAATAAAATATGCCCTAGTAATCAATGCTAGAGCATAAAAGTTAGTTAGTAAATATCTTCCTAATAATACTACCATATTTTAAGTTTTGAATGTTAGGTATTATAAATGTTATTTGAAAACTTAATGAAAATTTCATTTTTCCATAAATAAAAAGGCAGCTGTTTCCGCAACCACCTTTTTAAAAAACAGAGCAACTTTTTCAGAAATAAAATATGAATGGTTTCTGAAAAGGTTATAGGCCACCCTCCTATTTTTATAGCCTAAGTGACGAGCTTAATTTATAAGAAAGGAATGACTACAGTATATGAAAACTTGTCTATAAAGGTCACAAATAAAAGAACAGCTAGCAAAAGCTAACTGCTCAATACAAGGAGATACAGAGAAAACTAAATGGATTTTGGCATACAGCCTATCAACATTATGGACATAATACTGGGTTTTACTCGAAGGAATTTATGTTTTACAAATTAGATTATGATAGTCGATATTCTCCATATTGACCAGAAAAGAATCAAGAATTCTAGAAAAATTCCAAGTGTTCTTTTCCTAGTTTTTTGAAATTCTTTTACTAAATAGCCAACAGCACAAATTGCTAGAAGAATGAAAAGAATAAGTTCTAGTGTAACTGGCATTTGATCTACTCCTAATCCTTTGGATTAATTCAATATATAACGATTATAAGATATTTTTAGGGTTAATGGTGAAAAACTAAACAATTTCTATATGAAAAAAGGTCCTGTTGTCTCCAACAGAACCTCTTCTAAAATGGCAAAGAATAACTCTTACCTTACTCTTTGTTTATATACTACAAGAGTGTTAATGAAAATCCAAGGCTCCTTATATTGAGAAATAAAGAAGAATCATTTTAAATAATTTTATCATTGTTATAAATAAAGGAGCAGTTAGCTAAAACTAACTGCTCATCTCCAAGGGGGAACAAGGAGAAAATCTAATGTCATATACATTATTGACGGAATATTGAGTTTTATTCAGAGGGGTGTACTAATTATGTAGGTTACATGAGAAGTCCTATTAACATCCAGGCTGCTCCGAGCAGAATTAAAGCTTCGAATGTAATCCAAAACTTTCTTTTTTCTGGTTTTTGAAATTCTTTAATTACAGAAAATATAGCACTAATTCCTACAAGAGTGAAAAGAGCAATTCGGATTGTTTCAGTCATTTGTATCACCACCTAAGATTTGAATAGTTTAATTATATATTAATTACCGTTTTGTGGAAATCAAATAAAATAATCCTTTGAATAGGAAGTGAGGTTAAAAGATTGGAAGGTAACGTAAAGCTATTAGGTGCAGACGGAATGTGCGGAATGGAGTTCACAGGGGATAAGGTCAATGTTTATAACGATGCTGGATACGTGATGGAGATCATGACAACAAGGGAGCATGTTCAGGAAGTTATTGATTTTCTTGAAGAGTGCAAGAAAGAAATGGAGGAATAAAAATGGGACAAGGTAACCGTGGAATGGCTTTTGAAAAGCTTATCAATCTATCGAATGAAATGTATCAACGTGAGGGAGTGGCGCTTATAAACAAGCGTGCAACTCCTGTGAAGGTATTAAAGAGTACAGGTGGACGAGTATTGAATGGCTTCTATGAAGCTAAAAGTACCGTAGACTATGACGGCGTGTATAAGGGACGAGCTATCGCCTTTGAAGCGAAATCTACAGAGAATGCTACACGATTTGATTTAAAGAACATTGCGCAGCACCAATTGGATTACCTGGAGAAAGCAGAAAAGATGGGAGCAATATGTTTCTTCCTTATTGGTTTTAGTAAGGATCAGTCAGTATTTGCAGCACCACTGTCAGTCATTCAATCCTATGTAAGAATGTCACAACAACCAAAAGGTAAGAAGTCGATACCGAGAGCAGACTTTGATATTTATGGATACTTAGTAGAACAGACGGAACGAGCGCCGGTTGATTACTTACAATACGTTGATGAAGCAGTAGCACCAGCTATGTTTGATGGAATGATTCAGTTTAATCTGGACCATAAGAAAGTAGCGAATAATATTGAAGCAGCCAAAGAGAAGATGGCTAACAAGAATCGTAAATTATTAAAAGCTTAATGGATAACGGAACCATGCAGAGTGGATGGTGGGGGCTACTCGCTATGCATGTTTCCTTTATTCAACAAAGAGATATTAAAATTTCACGTACCTGATGTGAATGTAAAAAGACAAATTCAGAAATAGGGGGATTCCTTCATGGAGAGACAATTAACATTATTACCGGATATTGATGATAAGAAAGTGCAAAAGGAAGTAGTAAGCGTATTAAAGGAGTACAGAGCGCTCAAAATGCGATTTAATAATGAAGTGGAGCAGGAAGGAATCAGTTTATTCCCTGAATTACGTGATTCAAGGAATACGAGTAAATGGAAGGTGCAGCAGGTAGAGAAAGCACTTAATAATTTATTAGATGAGGATGAGCGTAAAATAGTTGAGCGGAAGTTTCTGACAAACGAGAGAGTGAAAGATTCAGATGTTTATCATGATCTACTGCTTAAGAAGACATACTTCTATGAGAAGAAGCAGAGTGCGGTTAAATTGATTGCTACAGCGTTAGGAATCATCTAAAAATAGCGAACAAAACGCGAACTTTTTGGGGGACTAAATAAAATGCTAAAAATTATAAATTATATGTACAAGCCAAGCCCTTTGACAACCGCATATCGAAGAGGATTAGTACACCTATCAGTGAAACGTTCTTATGCGAGAATGTCACGGTAACGTATACCGCATAGTAGGGCGGGCAAGGCGGTACGAACCCGCGTTAAGGGTGGTAAGATTCCCTTAAATAATTAAGAATAACATATTCCAGTGTGGCGGGTGTGAGATAACTCGCATTCGTCATACTGTTTCTATTATATTTACCATTCAGCTCAGATGCGTCCTCTGGGTTGATAGTGAATATAAGTCTATTACTCTCTGTTATTTGTTTCTGGAAATGGAATGGGGTGGTTTATTTATGATTAAATGAACATCACGTTTATTGAAAGAAAACAAATATTAAAATAGGCATCTTCTTCACCAATTTGGACGATATGATTTACACTTTCAACGAATTACTCACATCTTTCGTTGTGCAGAGAGCTTCCGCTCTTTGTTTGAACTAACATAGTGGAGCCTCCTCTCCATCCCCTTGAAAATATGTTAGTTCAAACAAGGCGTCGGAAGAAACACATACGTCTTGATATAAATCCTTTATAATTCGATATTGGTCAGCAAAGGTAATGGCGGATAGCTGAAGTATTGACCAGGTCGACAAATTCTCATAGGGAGGGCTATTCTTAGTCTTCTCCAGGTCACCGAACACAGGGCGTGTAGCCATATTAGTTGATGCGGTGGCTTGGAGAAGAGTAAGAAAATTACTCTTAAATTGATTCATTTCGAAATTCCCCTTTCGTGAATGTTTCTCCCATCCCCTTGAAAGAAAGCTATCACTTTTGTGGTGGCTTTTTTATTTTGTAGGATATTCTTTTATTCTGTCGAATAGATAGAGTGGGAGAGGAGGGGATAAAATGACAGAAAGCACTAGTTTGAAAACATTTAAAGTTACACTAAACGCCATTAATGGTAAATATTTTGAATTCATTGAAACTGGAAGCGATAAATTATCAGTGAAAAGAGCTTTACTAAAAAGATTCAATGAAGATAAATTCATTGAGTTTAACGAACAGCTTATTAATGTAAATAATATTTTAAACATCAGTATTGATGAGAAAAAAGAAGAACCGTATACAGAACCTGAAGACGGACAACCGTGGTAATTTAAAAGCATCCATAACGGGTGCTTTTTTCTTTGTTATATAGAAATTACACATTAAACGTGAAGTTGAACAAAATGGACATTTGAATAGAAAACTATCCATCCTTAAAATAACCTTAATTTAACTATGGATTTAATAATACCTAAAAAATAAATGGTATAATTTTCCAAGTGAGTTCAAATTAAGTTTATTTTAGAAAAGGAGGTAGAGGGAAAATGTTTTAGAAGCTTAAATTTTATTTAATGAGCATATTAATTAGTGCATTTTTAGGTGGAATTATCATAGGGGCTAATTTCTTGGTTCATAACATATATAATTTAGTTGCAGGTAAAGAATATCATTTTAATATGTGGTCTTCTATTATTATATTTAGTGTCGTATTCATTTCGGGTTTCGCGTACATGTTGAAGAAAGGGCCAGATATACTTGTTAATGATTAAACCAATATCAATTATAACAGGCGCTGCCGTGATCTGGGTGGCGTCTTGTGTTTGTTGTTAAGGAAAGATAAGGAGAAAATAAAAAAAGAGAGCTAATGCCCTCTTTCTTGGGATGTGGTAATTAATCACAGATTGGTATTCCGAGAACTCTTAGAGCTAATGCTACTTGAAGAGAAATCTCTAATCTGGCAATTTCAATACCAGCTACTGAGAGAACTAAAAAAGGTTGTCCATTTACAAACACAACGCAACTATCCATGGTTACGCCTCCTTTCTAGTAATCTAATATAGTATATGAATTAATCATTAATATGTAATAGATGGATTGATTGATTTGATAGAATTGATAGATTGGCCCATTTAAACAAAACAAACGAACACAACGATTGAAAATAGAGGGGGAAGATAGACTCGCAAATTGAAATATTATTAGTCTAAAACACAAAACATAGACTAGTAAACAAGCTATTTTCCCTTTTGAATCATAGAATATGATGAATTCTATTTTTAGAGGAGGGAATCATATCTATGGGATGGAATAATAATTTTGGGCATTCTCGAGATCGTAATAACTTTTGGGATGATTTAGTATTCTGCGGATGCGGTCGTAGACGTAGAAGAAACGATTTTAACGATTGTCATTGTAGACGTGACTGCGATTGTGATGAGTGTCGTCGCAGACGTAATCATGACCACGACCACGATCACGATCACGATCATAATCATAATCATGGCGATCATCGAGATTGGTAAAGTCTTTTGAAAGAGTGCATATCTTAATTGCACTCTTTTTTATTATGTTTTTATGAGTACTTATTAACTCGAAGGATACAATTTCGATTTGATTTAAGATCTAACAAAACAAACGAACACAACGAACGAAAATAGAGATAAACGAATGTCCCGAATGGCTCTACCCTATTCGGACGAAAAGGAGCAAACGGATTTATCATGCTTCGTGATGTCCTGTTTACATGTACGGAAAATAAATGGTATTATGTACTTATAGTTAATTTCCGAACATGTTAACGGACAAAGGGGAAGATATTATGATAATTGGTTATGCTCGTGTTTCTACACAAGAACAAAATTTAGCTAGGCAATTGAAGCAGCTAAATGATTATGGATGTGATCATGTGTATGAAGAGAAAACTAGCGGAGCGACAACAAACAGAGAAGAACTTCAATTAATGCTCGATAATTTAAAAGAAGGCGACACAATTGTAGTTACCGATTTAACTCGTATCAGTCGTAGTACAAAAGATTTATTTGAACTTATTGAAGTTATTAAGAGTAAGGGGGCTTCAATTAAATCTATAAAAGATACTTGGCTTGATACAACTAGCGATAACCCATACAGTACTTTCCTGCTCACTGTAATGGCTGGTGTTAACCAGTTAGAAAGGGATTTACTTAAGATGCGCCAACGAGAAGGAATAGACCTTGCTAAGCAACGCGGCGTATATAAGGGAAGACCTAAGAAGTACGGTGATAAAAATCCTAAAATGGAGCATGCTTTAGAATTGCTTGCTAATCGTGAAGAGAATGGCTACACAGTTAAAAAGATATGCGAAGTTACTGGTGTAAGTCGTACAGTTCTTTATGAGAGAGCAAAAGAAAAGGGGATTATGTAGGAGGGGAAAGGTATGGGAGAATTAAACTTCATGAGTTTTGAAGAATTTAATAATAAAATACACAATCTCGATAGTGGCGTTTACTTAATTACGGATCATAATGACAAGGTCGTTTATGTAGGTAAAGCTTTTAAAATAAAAACTAGGGTTAACGCCCATTTTAATGGTTATTCCAATACTAAAGACTATGCGCACTTGTTTAATAAAGTGGCTTATATATTAGAAGATAGTCCTTTAAAACGGTCTCTGTTAGAGATAACTTATATGATTGAATATAAAACAGTGTTAAATAAAGAGGTGCAAGAGGAATTCCCGGATTTATACACTGACTATATTAAAAATACAAATGAAAAGTACAAAAAAGTAAAAATGATTCCTGAAATTGATGAAGCTTATAAGCAAGACCAATTAGAGGATGTTGTAAGAGACATTGAAAAAGGAGAACATAGGGTTGCAACACCTCAGATAGTTGCATTACAAAAGGAAAGAGCTAGAGAAAGAGAAAGATTCAAAAAAGAAATGTTCAAATCTGTTGGTGGGAAATCGATGTTTTATGAGGTGCTCTCGTTATTGGATAGTGGATATAATCCTAATATGTTAGCGAATGCGCTTAGTATAGACATTAATGTAATCAGTTTATTGAAAGAACGTAGGAAGGACTTTAAAATCCCACGTAATCATCAAAGAATGATTAAACATCAGGATATTATGTACTCTTTATCTGGTCGGAAAAGTACAAGTAATTCAAGATTAGATCATTTACTTTAAAGTAGCCTAACAGCTGCTTTTTTATTTTATAAAGAAAAAAGCCCTACCTGGGCTAGATACTTTTCTTCATGCCGCATTTACGGCATTCTCTTAAATAGATGAAATCTTTAACGGAACTTTTGAATGCGGTATTTCCGCAATTATCACAGCGCCCGCTGATCTTGTCAGGATGTTCTGTGTATGTGTATATCTTGTCTAGATCGTACTTTTGTTCAGGTTGTTTATTCTCCATTAGTTTCACCTACATATCAATCTGAATTAATACAGCTTTATCATAATAACATGAAGCGTTCATATAATGGATGTTTTTTTATTTTGCAAAAAGAACCTGCAAACCTGCAGATTCTCCTGATAATGATTTATGAAGTAAGACCCGAAAATATAATACAATGATTCGAAAACGAGTTCAAGTAAATAAAAAGAACCCGCTGGAGTTCGGGTCCTTTTCAGAAGTGATGATGTATTCTCGGCTTGGGAACTGAGAAAAACACAAAAATATAATACATCGAGTTTTAGAGAATTTCAAGAATAAATTAGGGATTACCGCGAGGTGGTGAATATGGCTAGGCAACGAAGCCCAGATCGTGACAAAGCATTTGAAATATACAAAACTAGTAAAGGTGAGAAGCCACTTATTGATATTGCAGCTGAGTTAAACCTCAAGCCTTCGCAAATCAGAAAGTGGAAATCGCAAGATAAATGGGATGAGCAAATGAATGGTAACGTTACTATTGCGAAAAGGAGCGTTACTAATGTTAAAAATCCAAAAACGAAAGAAAAATTAAAAGAGATTTTAGAAGATGAAGAGCTGACCGAAAAGGAACGGCTCTTTTGTTTGTATTACGTGAAATACTTCAATGGTACACAAGCTGCACTGAAGGCTGGATATTCCAAAGATGGCGCTCATGTACAGGCTAGTAGATTGCTAAGGCGTGAACGAGTTTCTTCCTATATAAAAGAGCTAAAAGGTGAGTTAGTTGAGAATGTATTTGTAGAAGCGATGGATGTGTTGAAAGAGTACATTAAGATTGCTTTTGCTGATATTACTAACTATGTGACTTTTGGGCAGAAGGAAGTACCTGTTATGGGCCTTTATGGTCCTATGAAAGACGAATCAGGAAAAGAAATAACTCGTATCGTAAATTATGTGGATTTACACGAGGCTGATATGGTTGATGGTTCTATAATTACTGAGGTGAAGTTAGGTAAAGATGGTGTATCAGTTAAACTCGCTGACAAAATGAAAGCCCTGGATAAATTGGCGCAGTACTTCGATTTAGTTCCTGATAACTTTAAACGCCAAATTGAAGAGGAACGCCACAAAATGCAGATGGAAGTACAGAAAGCTCAAGTTGATAAGATTAAAGCTGACACTGCTCGTATTAAAGGCGAAGATGGTGAAGAATACGAAGATGATGGTTTCAAAGAGGCGCTAGAAGGCAAGGTAGAGGAAGTGTGGGATGACCATGACGACGATTCCGAAGCGTAAAAAGAAACCTGCTCCATTCAAATTTAAGCCATTTTCCAAGAAGCAGCTAAAGGTATTAACCTGGTGGAAGCCTAACAGTCCCGCTAAAAATTATGACGGGATTATTTGTGATGGTTCCATTCGTGCAGGGAAAACAGTTTCGATGGCTCTTTCTTACGTTATGTGGGCAATGGAATCATTCGAAGGTGAGAACTTCGGTATGTGTGGTAAAACGATTGGTTCGCACCGTCGTAACGTTATAACGCCACTTAAAAAGATGCTGAAGTCTCGTGGGTATAAGGTTAAAGATCATCGCAGTGAGAATATGCTTACCATTACTAAAGATGGCGTGACAAACTTCTTTTATATCTTCGGCGGTAAAGATGAAGCGTCGCAGGATCTTATCCAAGGGATTACTCTTGCCGGCTGCTTCTTTGATGAAGTAGTACTTATGGTTCGTTCATTTGTAAACCAAGCAACTGGACGTTGTTCTGTAGAAGGTTCAAAAGTTTGGTTTAACTGTAACCCTGGTGGGCCGTATCATTGGTTTAAAACCGAATGGCTTGATAAGGCGAAAGAAAAGAACTTGCTACACATTCGCTTTACGATGGATGATAACTTATCGTTGTCTGAAAAAGTAAAACAGCGCTATTACAAGATGTACAGCGGAGTTTTCTTCAAACGATATATTTTAGGACTTTGGGCAGCTGCTTCGGGTCTTATATTCGATATGTTTGATGAGGATAAGCATAAAGTTCCGACGATTGAAAGGGAATACGTTGAGTACTTCGTTTCATGTGACTATGGTACGCAGAACGCTATGGTATATGGTTTGTGGGGTAAATGCATCGAAAAAGGTGAAGAAGTATGGTACAAGGTGAAAGAGTACCGTTATAGCGGTAGAGAAACAGAAAAGCAGAAAACAGACCAGGAATACTACGAGGATTTTGAAAAATTCGTAGGAGATTTGCCAATCCGTGGCACTGTAGTTGACCCGTCCGCTGCTTCATTTATAGCTTTATTAGTTAGAAATAAACGAAAAGTATATAAGGCCCGAAATAATGTTAAAGAGGGTATTGGTAATGTCGGTGTTGCGCTAAACACGGGCATTATTTATTTTAACGATTGTTGCAATGAAACATTTAAAGAGTTCGCTTCTTATATATGGGATGAGAAATCTGTAGAACGTGGTGAAGATAAGCCGCTGAAAGAGAATGATCACCATATGGATGAAACAAGATACTTTGTTAATACCGTTATTTATGGATTACGCAAAAAGAAGAAAAAGAAAAGAGGTGAAGCAGCTTAATGACGAAGAAAAGACAAGTTAGTGCAAAGGTAATTAAGGCAGCAGGAACAAGTGCTCAAGTATTATCTCGCCAACAAGAAAGTGAAAATGAAAAATACGCTGTAAATGACATTATTGAACCACCTTATAGAATAGAAGACCTGAAGCAGATTAGAGAGAATAGTACAATTCTCGGGCAATGTATTGATGCTTACAAACGTAATATAGCTGGGTTTGGTCATGAAATGAAGTATAAACAAGAGGACGACAAGGAAACTCCTGAGATGAAGGCGGAGTGGACGTTAGTTGATACAGAAATCATACCTTTATTTAGTTTCGACAAGCCATTCAAAGAAATTCTTGAAACTGCTATTGATGATAAAGAGACGACTGGCAATGGTTATATAGAAGTTATTCGTAATTTAGAGGGAAAACCCGCTGAATTAATAAATATGTTACCGCAGTACATGCGAGTGACACGTAAGGATAATAAACCTCAAGATGTAACGTACTTAGTGAATGGAAAAGAAATTAAACGTAAGAAGATATTCCGTCGCTATGTACAACGAGTTGGAGCAGTAGACACTTACTTTAAAGAGTTTGGTGATCCGCGTTTCTTAAATAAAGAGACTGGCGAGTTTTCCGAAGTTTCGTTAGGAGAGAAAAACGCTACTGAGGTCCTGCATTTGAAGATTGGAAATGGACCATATGGCATTCCACGTTGGGTGTCGCATGTTGTTCACATGGTTGGCGCAAGGAAGGCGGAAGAATTAAATCTTCGCTACTTCAAACAAGGGCGTCATATTCCCATGGCTATCTTATTAAAGAACGGGATTCTATCAGAAGATAGTGAAGCAGCCATAGCCGACTACGTTTCGAATGTCGAAGGCGAGGATAATCAACATAAATATCTTTTGTTACAAGTAGAAAGTGCTGAAGAAGGCATTGTAGGTGACACCCCAACGCCAGTGGATATTGAACTTAAATCGTTAGCGGATATCCTGCAAAATGATGCTCTATTTCTTGAATACGATGAGAAATCACGCCAAAAGGTGCAATCAGCATTCCGTTTACCTGACGTATATGTAGGGTATATTCGTGATTTTAACAGAGCGACTGCTGAATCTGTACGTGAGATTACGGAGGAGCAGGTATTTGAACCGGAGCGAAGTGCTTTAGAATTCATTATTAATAATGTACTGCTTCTCCCGTATGGATTAAAACACGTATATGTGAACCTACGTAAGTCAGAAATTAGTAACACGGAAGATATGGTTAAAACCATTGAGGTCCTTGCTGATAAAGGTGGATTAACATTCCAAGATGTACGTAATATCGCTAGTAATATGCTAAATAAAGAGTTCTCAGATTACGATATACCAGAAGCAAATGAACCAGTTGCTTTAGTAATCGAAAGGCATCGTAAGGTAGGCGGTTGGAAAAAAGGCTTAGGAGAAACGTTGCAGAAGTCAGCTGACAGCAATTCAAATGAGGATTTAGTCAATGTAATGAAAGATGTACGTGACTTATTGGAGTCGATGCAAGATGCAGAAGATTGATAAGCTGCTAGATTCATTAAATGAGTGGATTGAAAAGGCTGATACTGACGATTTCACTGCTGCATTACCCGCTGATCTAGAAGTGTTGGACATGTTACCGGGATATGTTGAGGAATTCGAAAAAGAAATTGCTAAACTGCTTCGGAAACAGAAGAAATACTTTATAGATGGAATTAAGAACTATACAAAAAAAGATGCTGTGGAGAAGGGAATCAAGATAAAGGATATTATCGACTTTGTCACTGGTAGCCTATTTGGAGCAGATACTTTTGCTAAAAGCTTAAGCAAAGCAGCTAGGAAGTTTCTTGATTACACGATGAAAGATATGACGAAAGTTTTTATGGATGCAATTGACTCGGATATCCAGTTTAATATCTTCTCAAAACGTACTACAAAGTGGATTGATAGTTGGTCAGATGAATTAGGTAAGATTATGAAGATTAACTCTCATAAAGCAGTAGAACGTATTTTAAATGATGGATTGGAGAAAGGGAAAGGCATAAAAGAAATAGCAAGAGAACTTGCGAAACTTCCGGAATTTGATCGGAAGAGAGCGAAGACTACAGCGCAGACAGAAGTACTTGCTGCATGCTCTGCCTCTCAATTCGAATCATATCGCCAATCCCCTGCGGTTACAGGTAAAAAGTGGCATCATAGCGGTGCAAAGAATAACCAACCTCGTGATAATCACGTGGCGTATGACGGTACAACGGTGCCGGTAGAGGAAGAGTTTGAATTACCTGGTTCTGGTGAGAGGTGTATGTTTCCGCGCGATAGTTCTCTATCTGCTAAGGAGAGAGTTAAGTGCAAATGCGTTATGTCTCCTGCTGTAGATAATAATATATTAGGTCTTTCTGAAGAAGAGAAGCAGAAGATTAGGGAAGAAACTTTAAAGGAGTTGAGCAAGAAATGAAAACTTCTAAAATTAAGATGATTCATATTTGAAAGGAGGTGAACAAATGAAAAAACGTAAGCTGAAGAACTTGCAGGTTTCACATGTCTCTTATGTAGAGAATGGAGCAAACCAACGTAAGTTCTTTTTAACGAAATCAGAAGAACAACCAAACTTCGAGAAGCCTGTGAAGGTTATTAAGTCTGATGATGAAGCAGAACGTCTAGTATATGGGATTGTATATGAGCCGGATACAATCGATGCTCATGGAGATTTCGCAGATGCTAAGACAATTGAAAAGGCTGCGCATGAGTTTATGCTTAAATACCGCCAAATCGATAAGAATCATGACTTTGTAGCAGGTGTTGGAGAAGTTGTTGAATCATATATTGCCCCTGCTGATATGGAGCTTAACGGCGAACCTGTAAAGAAAGGTACATGGATCCTTACTACGAAAGCAGATGAGGAAACGTGGGAAGCTGTTAAGAAAGGTGAATTCCAAGGTTATTCCCTTGCAGGAGTCGCTGAAACAGAAGTGATTGAGGAAGAAGTAACGAAAACTGAAGAGAAGCAGAAAGAATCCCTTTTTCAATTATTGAAGGGATTTTTTAATGGGCAAAAACAAACTGAAGTTGCTAAAGAAGAAGAAACATTCCTTTCGTTGGTAGAAAAAGCAGGTAAGAAAATTAGTAATACAAATATGGCTGATATAGATGCAGCTATTGAATCATTAACAAATTTAAAAACGCGCGTCATACCGTCATCGGAAGGCGCAGGAAGTGAGGAAAGCAATATGGAGTTTAACCAAGAACAATTTGAAAAGACATTAACTTCAGCAGTAGAAAAGGCTGTAGGGCCAATCAAGGAAGAATTAGCTTCTGTTAAGAAACACCTTAATCTTGATGAGGAAAAAACAGAAGAGGATATCAAGGTAGAGAAAGCTGTAGAAGCTGCTACTGCTCCACTACGTGAAGAAATTGAAGCGTTAAAGAAATCTCAGGGTATTAGTAATCAGCAAGATACTGATGTTGTTGAGAAAGCAGAAGTTAAAAAATCTGTATGGAATGGCTTACTGTAAGCCTGAAGGAGGAAAATATATATGACACTTAATAACAAAACAATTATTGAAAAAGCGGATGTTACTCTTGCCACATTAGCTAGTGGTGGTTTAATGAACCCTGAGCAAGCTGATACATTTTTACGTATGGTGCAAAGCGCCCCTACGATTTTAAAAGACTCTCGATTTGTTCAAATGGCTTCAGATACTCGTAAAATTGAAAAAATCGGCTTTGGTTCTCGTATTCTACGTCCAGGTGTAGAAGGAACGCCATTAAAAGATTCTGATCGTTCTGCTCCAACAACTAGCACAGTTACATTAAATGCAAAAGAAGTAATCGCTGAAGTTCATATTACTTATGACACATTAGAAAATAATATTGAAGGTAATAACCTACAAAATACGATTATGCAAATGATCGCAGAGCGCGCGGCGTTAGATATCGAAGAATTAATTATTAATGGTGACAAATCTTCTGCTGATACGTATTTAACACTACTAGATGGTTTACGTAAACAAGCGACTTCACATGTAATTGATCATGCAGCTGGTGCATTCTCTAAAGATGTATTTAAGAAAGCTTATAAAGCTGTTCCTGCGAAATACCTTCGCAACCCTAAAGATTGGAAATTCTATTCTTCACATGGATTAGAAGTTGAATGGAAAGACCAAGTTGCAGCACGACAAACAAACCTTGGTGACTTCTCACTTCAAGGCGGTTTAGCTTCTGCTTATGGTGTTCCTGTAGATGGTATTGCGATGTTACAACCATATAATGATGGAGAAAATACTGTATCTGACATTCTGTTAACTCATCCTAAAAACATTGTAGTTGGTATGAGCCGAAATATCCGAATTGAAGTAGATAAAGATATCCGCGCTCGTAAGTTCATCATTGTTTTAACCGCTAAAGTGGATGCTAAATTTGAAGAGGAAGATGCAGTAGCGAAAGTTATCAAAGTTAAGGAGTGATGACTTTTGAATTACTATGCTAAATTAATAGTCGGTAAAACATATGACGTCCATGAACGTCTTTTTTTATTGGACCAAGAAGAAAAGGTTACAAAGAAAACCTATGATTATCTAAATGGTAATGAACAATTTGTAGTTCGAAAAGACAGCAGCAAATCTAAAGGAGAGGAGTGATAAGTATGACACTTATTACTCCTCAAGAATTAATCGATTACACTGTACTGCCTGAAGTAAAGAATCGTCCTGTTCCTCTATTGGAGCAGGACATACTTGAGGCAGATACAGAGATTTATAATCTCTCTAAAATAGATTTTAGTGATAAGACGAAATACCCTGAGGTTCCAGCAGAAGTGAAGTTAGCGTGTAAGAAGTTAGCGCAGTATTACGCTTATACAAACGCTGATACAACTGCAATGAAGGGGATTAAGTCTGAAAGTATTGGTGGCGGTGACTATTCTTATACAAAGGATAGTGCAAGCATAACGAAACCTTCAGTGTTATATCTCTTGCAGAAGTTTATGGATCATAAAGGCAAGAATAAAGTTACATTCAAAATGAGGACAATTTAATGTCTCTTCAAGGAATGTTTGTTCACGAATGTGATATTTACCATTTACAGAAGAAAGAGCAACCAGGTAAGTATGGCCAACCAGGGGAGACTGTATATTCTTATAATGAAACACCTGATATAGCAGAACAAGGTTGCTATTTTGCCGAGAATGTAGCAACTGCTGCTCCTGATACTATTCAATCGTCGCCAAACCAATTAAATACAGAACAAATGAAAGTGTTATTCATGCCTGGTACAGACGTGAGACACAATGACAAAGTGATTAAGAAGAATACAAACGTCACTTACTATATACGTAATCCTTTTCCAGTAGTGCACCCGCTTACTGGTGAGGTTAATCATATAAAAGCCATAGCAGAGAGGAAGAGTGAGCCATGGCTAGCCAAATAACGACTAGGGGATTCCGTGAGTTCAGTGCCAAGTTGAATCGTATGGCAAATGGACTGGATCAGAACGCTGCTTTATGGCTTGAAGCTAGCGGATTTCAATTTCTAGAAGAGGTTCAAAATCAAATTATTTCATTAGCAGTTGTAGATACAAGACGACTGTTAAATTCGTTTGATAAAGGCGGAGACGGAAACGTATGGCGTTCCTCTGATGGCGGTTTAGTGTTAGAGATAGGGACAAATGTTGAATACGCTAAACTTCAAAATGATGGGTGGCAGCAGGTAAGGAGATTCGTCCCAGGAAGATGGGAGGGTCATAATTTCGAGTATGATCCGCATGCGCCTACTGGAATGATGCTAACTGCTAAATTTATAGAGGGCCGTCCGTATTGGGATAATGCGATTGCTATTTATGAACGTATGTTTCAACGTTCGTTTGACCGCCAATTTAAGCAATGGGTACAGAATGGAGCGAGATAATTATGTATGAGCAAATACATGGTTCCATGAAAGCTTTTGTATACGACAGTTTACCTGCTAATACATTTGCTTATCATGATCAAGTTCCAGAAGAACTAGTTATTCCATCGGTATATTATCCGATTTTATCTATAAATGATGATAAAACTTCAAAAGATCATTACATCTTACTATACACAATGGTAGTAAGGTTTTTTAATGCAACGACAGATAAGGCAATGCAAGCAGCAGAAAAGGTTGCTAACAAAATCAGAAGTAACGGTTACACAGTACATCTGCGAAATGAAGAGGGTAGTGAATCGATTGATACGATTTATTTTCGAAGAGTAACAACCGCTCCAAGTGGAGTTGGTTCCGCACAATTAACGATGATTTTTGAATACCAACAAGCCTATGTAAATTAAGGAGTGTGAAATATATGGCTGAAACACCTGGAACAGTTAAGAACAAAATGTACCGTGGTGATGAGTTTATTATCGCTGCCAAAATAAAAGATCAGACAAATCAATCTGTATTGGTTAGACCGTTTGACCAAACCGAAGACTCTCATAACATTGAAGCTGATGAGATTGAAGCGGAATCTAAAGATAGATCATATTCCGATTACGGAAAAAGAAAAGAAACTCGTTCGTTCTCTTGTACGTTAGCGGAAGGCGACCCGTATTATCCTGCTGTTAAGGCTGCCATTAGAAATGGTGAATATATGGAGATTTATGAAATTAATATGAGAACGAAAGAAGCAGAAGCTGGTAACTATATGATTACTTCTTTTGAACGTTCTTCATCTAACGGTGAATTTGTTTCTTATTCAGTGGAAGTAAAGTTATCCGGATCCGTAAGAACAGAAACACTCACAGAAATTCCTAAAGGTGCAGGTCAGTAAAGGGCGGTTTTTATCGTCCTTTTTAAATTTGAAAATAACATCCAATTAAAAGGAGATTGATATAAATGCGTTTTGAAATCGATAAAAAGGAATACGAATTAAAACTTACTTTTGGGAACATCTATGAATTAAATAAAAAATATGAGGGCGGTTCAAATGAAGTTGTAATGGCTTGTATGCAAGGAGATTTAGAGTTGTTTGTCGATGCTATCTACTTTGGATTAATGCATACAAAAGAAGGATTTACACGCGATAAAGTCATGGAGAACATTGAAAAACAATTTGAAGAGGGGAAAATCTCTCAAGAATTCATTGAAGAACTTTTAAATGAGGTGGTAGCAGAAAGTACTTTCTACCAAAAGACAACAAAAAAGTTGAGAAAACAAATGAAGAAGCAGTATCTAGCCAAGAATCCAGAAGCAGCGGAGAACCCAAAGATGATGGAAATGGTAGAGGAAATGTTCGGGAAGGTCGAAGAATAAGAGAATTTACTCGTGAGGACTTAGACAAAGTTCAACAAGATGGGTTTAGATATTTAAAATTATTGCCTAGCGAGGTTATGGAGCTTACCCCTCGTGAATTCGAAAATATGATGATAGGTCGGAATGAGCAACACCTTGATGAGTTGCAAACAAATAGCGTGTTTGCACTGATGATGCGTGTAGCCTATCATCATGATCCTAAAAAGACATTGAAACCATCTGATTTATTCGATCGAAATAAGTTGAATGGAGAAAACAATCAAGATTTAACTTTAGAAGAAAAAATGAAGAAAGCGCAAGAGCATATGCAGTTCTTACAAACTCTCAATTTCAATTAGAAAGGAGGGAGAGATTTGGCCACACAAGAAGAATTAGTTGTTCAGTTTAGGGCTGAAACTGATCAAATGCGTCGCGAGATTCAACAGATGCGTCGTGAAATGAACGATTTTGTCACATCAACTAGCCGAAGCTCCAGAGAATATCGACGTAGCATTGAAAATATGGGGAATGCTAACAGTGAATATAGTCGTAGATTACGGCAAATGAAATACGAACAACGAGAAGCTATGAAACCTCATATTGAAGAGTTAAAACGAACTAAACTCGCTTATTTAGATGCTGCTATGAGTATGGCAACATACTCTGGTAGCGCCCAGGATTTAATTGCTCAAGTTAACAGAATTGGTAAGGCAGAAAAAGCCGCGAATGATGAAATTATGAAACTAGATAGAATGAAACAAGCTAGCATTTTGCAAACCATCGGTATGTTGAATAATATGTCTACAACATCAAGTAAACTACAAGGTAACTTACAACGTATGGGTAATCCATTATACAACGTTTCTAGAGGTGCTTTAGCAGCAACAAATGCAATGGAACGATTGGCGAACAGAAGTAGTGCTGCTCAGTTAGCATTAGAATTTCTTGGACCTACTGCGAATATGAAGCAGTTAAATGATCAAATTCGTATTATTAACCAATCTGTTATGGGGATGGGACAAGCATTTTTAGTCGTTGGTGCTGGAGCAGTTATGTTTTATGGCAAATTGCATAAAGCCAATATGGAAATGAACCCTAAATACGCAAAGGCATATAAAGACATGATGGAGTCACTTACTGAAGCTTTACAGCCAATGAGGGATGCATTTGCCGCTTTAATGATACCTATTTATAATTTTGTTAACACAATGGCAAAAATGGTCATCGCATTTAACGAAGCGCATCCTACTTTAGCAAAATTCATCCAAGGGACAATGATGTTAGTTCCAGCCTTAACACTCCTATTGCTGCCATTAGGTGCAGGAATGGGATTATTAAAAGGGTATAGAGCGGCGTTTGCTGCTTTATGGATGATTATTAAACCGGCAGTAATGGTGTTAGCCATGGCGAGTCCTGTAGCATGGGCACTAGCAGCTGCGATAACCGGTTTAGCTTTAGGGTTTACTTATGCTTATAAAAATATAGAACCATTTAGGAACGCAGTTAATAACGTGATAACCGTTTTCAAAGCGTTTTGGCAAGTTTTACAAGGAAATAGTGATGGTGCAGCTAGTATGCTCACTTCACTAGGAATGTCACCAGAGAATACTAGAGCGATCATATCATTTGGTGAAACAGTTCGAGGGGTAATTGAAACAATTAAACAAGTTTTTTCAAGCTTTGCAGTATTCATGCAAGGCATTTTTGCATTGTTCGCAGGTGATGAAGAAAACGGAACAGCATTACTAAAATCGTTAGGAATGAATCAGGCAACAATTACAACGGTTGTTAATACTGTATCGTCTATCAAGCAATAAGCGAATTCTTAAGCGGCATTTGGTCTTTCATGACTGCGATTGGAACCCAAATAGTCCAGTTTTGGCTAGAAAACGGAAGTCAGATAAAACAAGCATTTTCCGATTGTTGGTCTGTAGCGAGTGAAATAATAAAATCGGTAATGCCGATTATAGTCGCGGTTTTCCAATTTGCGTGGCCGATTATTAAAGAGATTGTGATTGGAACGCTAGAAGCAATACGTGATTTTATACAAGGAATTCTAAAAGTTATACTCGGAATCGTGAAAGTTTTTTCTTCTCTTTTTACTGGCGATTGGGCTGGAGTGTGGGAAGGGGTTAAGGAAATTTGGTTCGGAGCACTAGAAGCGATTTGGGGTTACCTGCAATTATGGGGTGCTGGGAGAGTCCTAAAGTGGCTTGGTAAATTCGGAAATGACATAGGTCGGTTATTCGGCAAGTTTTGGGGAGATATAAAGAAAATTTGGAATGATGCCCTTGCAGATTTATATGTATTTTTCGGTTCAAAATTAGAAACTATAACCCGTCTAGCACAAAGTTGGGGCGGTATGTTCAAAAATTTCTTTGTTGGAATTTGGGACGCTATTATAGGCGGAATACAAAACAAAATGAACAATGTAGTTTCAGCTACTGGATGGGTGCTAGGGCAAGCGGTAAATACAGTCCAGCGTTTTGTAGGCTACTTTTTCACGATTGGTCAGCAAATAATCTCCGGAATGATTAATGGTATTTACAGTTATGCCAATAAACTCATAGATCAGGTGTTTAATATTGGTCGTTCCATAAAAGATACTATTACTGGATTTTTCCGTATCCACTCTCCTTCACGTGTGATGAGAGATATAGGTGTATACGTAGGACAAGGTTTAGATCAAGGGATGGACAGCATGATAAACCCGCTAGTACGTACTGCGTTAGATATGGCATCTGCTGTTAAAGATGGATTTTCTAGTTTGACCGATTCAATTCAAATGGGTGATATTCTTCCTGGTAGTGTAGTAGCTCCTGTGATTCCTTCTATTTCAGGAAGTTATAAAGCTCCATCGTATGTATCTGGTGTTAATTCCTCATCAGATTTCGGGCAACAAGCAATGATTAACTCCCAATCAGCTAATGTCGCAAGTCAAAATGATAATAGATTAGTGGCAGCTGCAGTTAAAAATCTAGGTGACAAATTAGATAATCTACAAGTTGTTATGGAAGGTGAAACAGTAGGACGTATTGTACGACCTCATGTAAATGAAGGAAATGCAGTCGAAAACACAGTAAGGAGGTACTTTTAATGGACGTACAAATCACAAGAATGAATGGACAAACTATGAAACTATCTGACATAAACGTTCAGGTGCAGGACTTCCGTGTGGGCTCGATTGAAATGCGTCCTACCTATATAGATGTAGAAGGAGCAAACGGAAGAATTAACACAGGATCTACTTATGGGGTACGGACTATAACCGTACCCTTTTATTTTAAAGCACAGGATTTATTAGATGTAGCGATAACGAGGGATAAACTATTTGAAATGATATTAAGTACAGAACCTTTCTATATTCGTGAATTACGACGATTAGAGTATCAAAACGGAGAGAATCTAATTGTTAGTGGCAAACGATATAAAGTAAATATTTCCTCTACATTCGATATAGATCAGCAACTCAAATATGGATTTGGTGAATTGGAATTTGAAACGGCAGATTTGCCATTTGCTGAATCGATTGGCAAGTCATCAGATATTCAACGTGATGGAGTTAATCCAGGGAGTGGATTATGGGGAGCGGGTATGGGAATTATCAGTGATCCTGCTTCAAGGATATATAAACATAAAGCCATAGCAGGGCGACAATTTTTCATCTATAACCCTGGTAACGTTCCAGTTCATCCTTTTGAACAAGAGTTAAAAATAACTATTAGTGACGTAGCGGGTAGCACTGTAGGTTTTATGCTTAAGAACTATACCAATTTTAGTACAGCAACGATAACTTCCCCTTTATATATTACAGACACCATTATTTACTCAGGTCCGAATATTGGTAGGAATGGGTTATCTTTTTTAAGGAATACAAAGAAGGATTTCATAGAACTTGTACCAGGGTGGAATACCTTAGAAGTGTTTAATTGCACCTCAGCAACAATAGAATTTGATTTTAGGTTTTACTACAAGTGAGGTGAATTGATATGTATGTACGTGATTTAGAAAATATAGAGTATATCACACAAACAACTTATTTAATTGAAGAAGAATTAAATGGGAATTGTGTGTTTTCTGCAAAGATACCTCCTAATAAAGTAAATTTAACGTTTCTTAATAGACTCTCAGAAATGTGGACTTTAGTCGATGATAATGAAACGGAATACAAAGTTGTTTACCTGAAGAAAAAGGGTGAAGGGCAAACATTAACAGCTGAGATTAAAGCGGTACCGAAATTTTATGATGATTTCGACAGTGGCCGTGTGTATGAAGAATATAATCAATCTTTTACTGCGAATGCTTGCTTTGCAACTATTTTCAATGGAAGTGGCTATGTTTATCAATTGAATGGTAGTTACAATTCGCTACAATGGGAAGGATTCGGAGGTGGATCTACCCGACTTGAAATGTTTAAAGATGCATTGAATCGTTATGGGGCAGAATTTAAGGTGCTCGGCAAGGTTGTAACTATTGAATCACAAATCGGAGTTGACTTAAACGTCATGTACCGCTATAGATTGAATGCTTCTAATATAGTTCAAGAAGTTGATGCATCGGGTTTTTGGACATACGCTAAAGGGTACGGCGATTTCACAGAAGAAGATGGATGGCAAGGTGCTAAATTAATTCGTGAGTATACATCACCACTTGCAAGTATTCCTGGAATTGGCGTGCGTCACGCTCCACCTTTAAAAGACGGTCGTATAAAAATATCTGCAACAATGGATAGTGGTTTGAAAACGATTGTGAATGAAAGCTTAAAAATTAGCGTAACTGCTGATATACATGATTTAACGAAACAGAAATACCCGATTGCTCAGAGTGGACTTGGTGATCGGGTATTTCTAATTGATGAAAGAATTGGATTAGATGCAGAAGTACGTGTTGTGAATCGAAGCGTATTACGTGATTGGCGCGGTAATATTCTTGATGTTCAATTAACTTTTGGAAATCAAGACATTACCAAAAGGTATCAATCTAATTTAGATCATGCTGCTAAAACAATTAATGATTTGATAGAGGGGCGAGAAAAGCTCCCAATCAATGCGATGGCAGCAGAAGTTGCGAATGTCACGAGTATGATTTTAGGTGTAACTAGTGAATTAGATATCACACCACAAGGATTAATTGCGAAGGATAAGGACAATCCAAATTACGTTGTGGTTTTAAATAGTGCTGGATTAGGTGTAAGTACTGACGGAGGAATGACCTTTAGGAATGCGATTACAGGTAGAGGTATAGTCGCAGAACGGATTTTAGCAGGAGAAATTAAGGGTTCTACACTGCGCACTGATAGTGGATCTAACTACGTTCATATCGAAAAACAATTTATACGCTTAATGGAATCGAATTTAACAAGAATGTATTTCGGGTACTACTGGAATAAAGATGGAAGAATGCAACCTACAATTTTACTTCATGAGAATATTGATACTAGTAGATTTTCTGACGGAACATTTGCGATATCGCAACAAAATCTAGGAACTTCATATGCGGCAAGTATGGGGATAGTTAAAGGAGTAACATCTACGGATGATCCGTACTATCCAAGCAAAATAAATCTTTATTCAAGTGGAGATGCCCTTCTATATGGAGACAACAAGACAACAATTACGGGTGAAATGGGTATAGATTTTCGTTCATTTCGACAAGTAAGTACTTTTGCAAGCCTTATCCGTTTAGATGCTTCTGGTAGTATGGACATTTTATCAGGAGATCGTTTATTTGTAAGAGGAACAAACGGAATAACTTTCAATACTAGTGGGGCAGTTTCGTTTAATACTCAAGTAAGTACACAAGGAGTAAATATTGCTGGTGGCGGTCCTGACGCCTTAGGAACTATCAAATACATGAATGGAAGTAAAGGATGGGGCGCTTATCTTCATATAGGTACAAACGGATGGGCATTTATGAACATTTCAATATAGGAGGTATTTATGGGATATCAATATTTAGGTGTTACAGTAACGATTTCTGAAGACGGTACAGTAAAAGTACCGTTAGATAAATTAGCCGATATTGGCGTTAAACCTGGTGATGTAGTTGAGATTTTCTCAGATCATGACCAGGTTTATTTGCGTAAAACAGATACATTTTGTGAGTTATGCAAAAAGAATGCTCATTTGCATAAGTTAGGAACGTTAAATGTGTGCTCTGATTGTTTAACTAACTTACAGGAACAAGCAACACAAGTATCACAACAATAAAAGAGGTGAGTAGATTTGGCAGAAATACTTAAAATAAGAGAAATAACAATTGATACTATGCAACACAAGGGATTTAATGTAAAAGAAGAGGAACTGAAGCTCATCCGGTTTTATCAGAATGATTTAAACACTGCCAAACTATTAATCAATGTTACTCATGATAAAGTAGTAACAGATTTTTCAGCAGCAACTAGTGTACAAATTGCATTTTTAAAGCCTGATTGCAAGCGAGTATTTCAAGACGTACAGAATGTGAATCAAATGCAGGGTAAGTACTATGTTGTTTTAAGTACACAAACTCTGATTGCCTATGGTAATGTCATTGCGCAACTGAGGTTCACTTTCCCGAATAACAAAGTAATTGAAACTTGTAAATTCGCGTTTACAGTAGATGAATCAATAATGTCTGATGATGCAATGAAATCTACAAATGAATTTCCCGTAATAAAAAAAGCTATTGAAGCAGGTAAGAAGCTTGAAGGTGTAGATATTGACGGGATTATTGCAGCTGGGGAATTAGCAAAGGGAGCGGTTAAGAAATCAGGGGATACCATGACAGGGAATCTGACAGTTCCCAGACTATATGCAGGTCCTTCTCCTGATAAGCAAGCTAATGTTGGTACAGGTAGTACAGATGTTTACCTTGCTAACACTTTAAGCAAGAAATATCTTCAGTTGAAAGATGATGGGGCTCTTCTTTATAGCAATGTCCCTGTAGCCTTAGGAGATACTGCTCAAATGCAAAAGATCACCTTAGACAATGGAGGAGCAACTATATCCATTTCTGATACTTCAAAGAATATCTTAGATGAAATTAAGACTAGAGGTCCTGGCATGAATACTATCTACTGTGCAGGGGGCGTTCAAGGTCAGACACCTAACAATAAATCGTGGCGAGGAGTATCTTTCTTAAACTCTGCAAACTATGGCTTATTATGGGCAAAAGACTTTCAGAGTAAATTCTTTACCAACTATTTTGATAACGGTAATTGGTTAGGATGGATAGAACATTCAGATGCTAGCCTCACTCAGAATATTAAAGTTACTCAAGATAACGGTGATTCTATCATTCAGGCAAAGGCTGCTACAGATGATATCCTTCAGATGGTACTGGACAAGGGAAGAGGTTTTCACACCATTTACGCCGCTGGGTCTGCAAAGAATGTACCGTCAAGTGCAGGGCTTAGAGGGTTTGCTAACTTGCATGGCACTAAATATGGTTACATCATAGTGACGGACTTTAGGAATAAGCTCTGGACGAACTATATCAACGGCGGAGAATGGCAAGGTTGGGTAAATGTTAACGGAAATGATAAAGACGGAAGAGCTACATTAAGCTTAACAGCTAATGCTACAGCAGGAAGTGCTGACCCTAGCATAGCTACCCGCCGAGGTAATACGGTAACTATCAGAATAGATGCTTCGAGAAATATAGGGTCTAGCTCACCGATAGTTACCAATATACCAGTAGATATGACTCCTACAGAAACTTATAAAACAAGAGAAATCGCTACTGATGGAACTGTAGTAGAAGTTCTTGTGAGGTTTAATGGCGAGGTTCAATTTAATACAGAAGGGAAAAGACTCACGTTTGCATTTACCTACGTAGTCAACTAAGGAGGGATCTACATGGCTAAATACTACGGTTATTGTTATGACGATAAAGGTCGATTCACTGAAATGATTCCCTTAGATGAGAAGCCAATTTTCGAGAAACAAACATTTTATCGAGAAGAAACAAAGGTAATCGTTACCGAAGAAAAGCTTTGCGAACTTCATCAATCTTTAGAAGAAGGTACCTATATACCAACTCAAGAAAATGAAGAAACGGTCAGTAAATACGAATGCCCTGACTGTGTAATGGAACATATAGAGTATGAAACTATTAAAGTGCCATACGAAGAAGATGTTGTTATAGGTTATGAACCGGACATTCCTGAAAATTGCACTTTAGAGGTTTGTCCTGATGGAATTTACTATCCATTATTTAAGGATGGTAAATGGGTTAAAACGACTGAACCGAAACCCGAAGAACCCAAGCCTGAAGAACCTTCAGAGTTAGAAAAAATCAAACAGCAATTAGCTGATATTCAGAAAGAACTCGAAGATATCAAAAATCAGAAGCCACCAACTCTCGATGAAATAGAAGTGCCAATAGCCTTTTCAGCACCTATACAAGATACACCAGACTATGAACACGAAATTAATAAAATAAAGCAAGTTATTCCGAATTTAGGAGAACAAATTATTGATTTAAATAGTAGAATAGCGGATTTAGAGAGCAAAGAGCAGTTATAAGCTGGTCTTTTTTATTTTGAAAAAAGGAGTGAAAAGATGGATCGTATTGATGTATTAATGAAAACATTTATAGCTACCTTCGGAGCTTTTTGCGGGTACTTTTTGGGAGGATGGGATACAACATTGAAAGTTCTAGTTATTATGGCAGCTATCGACTATATCACTGGAGTATTCGCAGCGGGATATAACGGAGAGTTGAAAAGTAAAGTTGGTTTCAAAGGCATCGCCAAAAAGGTGGTGCTTTTTCTTTTGGTCGGAGTTGCAGCGCAGTTAGATTCAGCGTTTGGAAGCAATAGTGCCATTCGTGAAGCGACAATTTTCTTCTTCATTGGTAATGAATTGCTATCACTTTTAGAAAATGCAGGGCGTATGGGGATCCCTTTACCTTCAGCATTAACGAATGCAGTTGAAATTCTAGGTGGAAAACAAAAACAAGAAGAGAAAAAAGGAGATGTTCAGTAATGGAAATCACAAAAAAATTAGTTGATCCAAGTAAATATGGTACAAAGTGTCCGTATACAATGAAACCTAAATATATCACTGTTCACAACACATATAATGATGCTCCAGCTGAAAACGAAGTGAATTACATGATTACTAACAATAATGAAGTTTCGTTTCATATTGCGGTAGATGACAAGAAAGCGATTCAAGGTATTCCTTTGGAACGTAATGTATGGGCTTGCGGAGACGGAAATGGTTCAGGGAATCGTGAGTCTATTTCTGTAGAAATCTGTTATTCAAAATCAGGAGGAGATAGATACTACAAAGCTGAGGATAATGCTGTTGATGTTGTACGCCAACTCATGTCTATGTATAATATTCCGATTGAAAACGTTCGAACTCATCAATCCTGGTCAGGTAAATATTGTCCACATAGAATGCTAGATGAAGGTAGATGGGGAACTTTCATTCAGAAAGTTAAAAGCGGAAACGTAGCAACTACATCATCCAAACAAAATGTTATTCAAACAGGAGCGTTCTCACCATATGAGGTTCCTGATGTAGCAGGAGCTATGAAATCTCTTAATATGACAGGTAAATTTATGCTTAAAGGAGATGGATTAATTTTCGTAGTAACAGATCCTACAAGTAATACACAATTAAAAGCAATGAAAGAATACCTTGATCGTAAAGGTTGGTGGTATGAAGATAAATAAAACAAAAGAATAGTTTGATGGAAAAATAAAAGCTGCCCTTAATTGGACGGCTTTGTTATGTAATACGAAGAAAAGACCGCCTATTACGGGCGGTCAATTTTTACTAATTATTTTTTAATGCTTGTTTTATCGTTTTAACTGTTTGTTCAAGCCATTCTAATGGTGTTACTTCTAACCCATCAAAATATATTCCATCTGCAGAATACCGTATGTATTCATTTTTTTCTGTATTACTATAATCGCTTTGAATAAATTCAGTTAGAAAAATAACAGCATCTTGCAAATACTCTTTTGATACCTCTTCTAGTAATTCTTGGAGCGCTTCTTCATAGAAAGTATCTTGGTGAAAAGTACCCGCTAGAAATTGAAATACCTCATCATCTTCGAGATTATCGAAATTGTCTTCTAATAACATAATCTTCCTCCTATTATCAAGATGGATATCCAGTTAAAATAAAACTTCCATTTCTATCCTTCTTCAGTACAATTTTTGCATTGGACATATCTTCAACTGTTGTAGAACCTCTTGTTACACCTCGTCCAATTATTTCAGTACCATGATAACGTAAAATTAATTTATTATCTCTTGGACTATTTAACCAACTTTGAATGCGTACTTGATTACGAGGGTTATTCAAGACGGTAGCCGCTATTTTTTCAGCTGATGCCCTATCAGTAAAAGTAGATGCACCTGTTATTCTAGGATCACTTTGCATTCTTTGCAATAGTTCTTCATCCGTTTTTCCTACATGTCGTTCAAGTAAATGCCCACCCCTAGCTTCATGTGCGGCTAGTCCACCTCCTGGAGTAAGCGAACTGATATCACCGGGTTTCACAGTAGTGGTATTTTCTCCTGTAGCAAACTGATGGGTCGATAGCTTTTCCTCAGCTGCTCTAAAATCAGGTGTATCAAATACAGAGCGTATATTATTTCCACCAGCGAAAGCAAAATCATTGTAATTACGATTGAATAAGGATGCAGCGTCTTGCAAGCTTTGATTAGCAGTTCGTGAAATCTCAGCTAATTTTGTGCCAGGGTTCAACATTGCGATTTTATCTACGCCTTTTGTTCCTACGAATAGTTGTCCAACAGCCAATATAGTATGACCGGTCGCGCTTCCATACCATGCTGCACCACTATACGAGTCACCATTGGTAACATCACGATTCCAAGAATCAGAAATTGTTTGTTTTATCGCATTGAACGTCTCAACTGGGTGAGAAACGGCTTCAATCGTGTTATTAAATGTGTCAATTGGATGGATAACTGCATCTGCAAGTCCTAATAATTCATCACCTATAGCGTCGCCCACTCCCTTTGTAAAGTGATAGGGGACACCTAATCCAGTTTTTTCAAAAGCTGATTCGATTTCATCATCTATAGCGTCTTTTATTTTATTCACATCTTTATAAGCTGCATCGATACCATGTTTAAATTTATCATATAAAGACTCATCGGAATTTTTTACTTTACTAAGATCCTCATAAGTTTCCTTGAATCCATGCCAAACCTTGTCACGTAAAGATCCATCATTTTTCTCACTATTTAACTTACCACACATTGCTCCTTCTTCAAGATTTCCATCATATGAAGCATCTGCGGTACGGAATTTTTTGGCAATTCGTTTCAAATCTTCTTCCACTTGTATAATTGAATTGATAGCTGTAAAAGCTTTTGGTCTCGCATCATTGAACATTTGAACGAATTGTTGATTAGAGGCACCAATCCATTGAAAACATAAATGATCTATTTCATTACATAAATTATTATGTATAGATTCTAATGCGATTCTGGTATTATTTGCACGATTAGCAACTTCTTCTAGCATTTCAGGTGTCACTTTGATTTGAACCATTTTTTTCCTCCCTTTCCCAATTAAAATTATGAGATAAAAAGAAAAAAATGTAAATATGGAAATTTTAGATTAGTATAATAATATTTATGTGAAATAAAAGCCACTTAATTGTAAATAAAGCTTATGTGTATGTATAGTAACAATAAGAGCCACGATTGTGAGCCGTTTTTTATTTTGCATCAATAATATCAATAAATTTCAAAGTCATATTATTGTAAAATGCATCCGTACAAATTATAGATTTATTCAGCGGATCAATATCAACAACGGTCATATAGTTAGTAAGTAAAAAACCACCTTCATAATATGTAATCAGTATTTCTTCTTCAGATAATAATGAACATAATAGCATGTTCTCAATCAGTTCTTGTTCATCTTGGGTTAATGTAGGCCGTTCTACCTTCGTCTTTTCTTTAACAATTTCACGGATACCAGCGAATTGCTCTGGCATCGCTGCGAATGGAGTCCATTTGACCATTCCTCTTCCCTTTGGCATATTAGCGTTGTTCATGCTTTATGTCCCCCTAACAATGTGTTTCTGTATCTTGCTGTTGCACTATTTGTATACGAAATTCCTCTTAATATGCTGTTCTTTCCAAATTTAGTGCGTATTTCGTCCATTACTTTAGTTAGTTTCATTTCTTTTTCTCGTTGTATTACATTATCGAATAGTGAGATTTGTTCTTCGCCTTCATTGATTAAGTTAGTTAAAGAAACATTGATGGTCCTAATGGGTTCCCCAGTATAAAACTCGTGTAAAAAATATGTACAAATCTTATAAATATCCATTGTTAAATTGGTCGGCCGGTTCATAGTGTGAGTTTTTCTGAAACCGCCAGCGTAATTTTTACTATAACCAATAGAAAAATGGATAGTTTGAGCTAGTTTGTTTTGCCTTCGCATTCGATAACAAACTTCCTCGATATGTTCCAGTAGAATAATTGGGAATTCCTCTATTGTGTAATCACGCATGAGTATTTGACTTTTACCAATAGAAGTTGTTGCTGGAACGTATTTTTCTGATATACGGCTAAAATCTATGCCGTTGCTATGTAAGTGTAATTCTTCGCCAATGACTCCAAAGCTCTGTTTTAAATATTTGGGTGGATATTGTGCCAAGTCTCCGATTGAATGAATTCCTTTTCGGTTTAACTTCGCTTCTGTTTTCCCTGAAATCCCCCAAAATTTGCTGAGTGGTCGTATTGGCCATAATTTTATGGGTACATCTTCGTACTTCCAGTATGCTATACAATCTTTCGTTTTCTTTGCTTCCACATCTAAGGCAACCTTGCTCATCAAAGGATTAGGACCAATCCCTATCGTGCATTCGATTCGAGTCTTCGCATATATTTCACGTTTGAATTTCAATGCGAATTCATATGGATCCTTTGCGAACAAATGAATACTATCCGTAATGTCCATAAAGAACTCATCGATGGAATATTGGTGAAAATCCTCAATTGGCACGTATTGTAGAGCTAACTTAGTGATGAAATTAGAGCATTTTATGTAAGTGCTCATAATTGGATTTACCACAAGGATATCTTTACGTCGTGGTATTTCATACAATCTCGCCATTTTCTTAACGCCTAATGCTTTTAATGGTGGAGTTGCAGCCAAAACAATTGAACCACCCCTATTCACATCACCAACTACAGCCAATTTAGTATGAAGTGGATCTAATCCCATTTTGATGCACGATACGCTGGCATAGAACGAACGAAGATCTACACATAAAACAATTCGATTTGGCAATATTGAATAGTCATACACCGTTATTCCCCCTAAATAACAGAACGTTAGTTCTTATTATATACGAATGTATGTTCTTTTATGAAGAGGTTTTTTCAAAAAAATAAAAATAGCCCCACTGGTTTTAGTGAAGCTACATCCAAAAATCATTATAATCAACATTTTTCCCTGTTAACTTTTTTAAAGCTCTTATAATCTTATTGCCATTCTTCAAAGAAGGCTGGAATGCATCTCCTTGGCATATCCTACTAACAGTCCCTCTGTTAACTCCACTCTCTCTTACTATATCTTGCTGAGAAAGCCCATTCTTATCAAGAAATTTACCAAAACGCGAACGTGGTTTTCCTAGACCGAACATCTTTCTTCTCTCCCTTACTTGATTAATTGGTAACAAGTCTGTACAAAAATTAAACTTTTTAAACTTCACGAAAGTTTGAATATTGTACAAGCCATCTACAATATGATGTATCAAGGTTGCTACCAAAGTAGCTATCAAACTTATTATCAAAGTAGCTACCAAGTTAGATATCAAAGTAATACTATCAAGGTTTTCGGGTGATAAACCCTTATAGAATCAGCGTTTAAAATTCTGTTTATAAAGGGGATATTTACATGCTAACTACATTTATTTCTTTAGGAGCTTTAGGAGTAACGACAATTGGAGGGGCAATATTAGAGAAACATCTTGTAAAGAATGATCACGTTGCAGCGGCTAAATTTGTAAGTGACGGAATGTATCACGGAATGAGGATAGGGGGAGTTTGTTTCATTGGATATGTATTTATCAAAATCTTAATCATGTTCTAGGAGGTATCACATGGGATTCATTAAGGAATGGCTTCATAAACAAAATTTGAAGAATCAACTTATAGAGGTATTTAGAAAAGCAGGTCTATTTGTGGATCATCAAACGAGAGGTGGGAAAGTACCGATTTATCCAAAAATACATGATGTTTCCTCCACAAAAGAAAGTACGAGGTACACTTTTACCATTCCGAATGGTTTGGATCCAAAGACAATTGAAAAGAAATGGTTTTGTTTTCAACAAATCCTAGGGCGGAATGTAGCAATTGAAGGTGATATTAAAAAGTTTATTCTCAATGTGTTTCATTCAGATGCAGGATTAAAACCATACAATTACAGATTTAAACAATGGCAGCCATTACTAAAACAACATCGTCTTCCTGTTGTAGTAGGACGTGACCAATTCGGAAACATGATTGTTTATGACATGATTGATTCAAATACACCACATTTACTTATAGCTGGAGAAACGGGAAGCGGTAAAAGTAGTATGGTACGTGTTGTTCTGTCCACACTTATTCAACATATGTCCCCTGATAAATTACATTTGTATCTGGGGGATTTAAAAAACTCTGAATTTCATTTCTTGCGAAGAGTGAAACACGTAAAAGAGGTTTGCATGGAAGAAATCGAAATGAAGATCATGCTGCAGAAAGTGTGGAAGGAAATACGCGAACGTAGAAAATTGATGGAAGAGTATGAAGTGGACCATATTGATGAATACAACAAATTAAATCCCAATAATCCAAAACCATATATCTTACTTGCTATAGATGAAGTAGCCATGTTGCAAGACGAAAAGGAATGTATGTCTTCAGTTGAAAAGATATTGGCAGTCGGTAGGGCACTTGGTGTCTTTCTGATGCTCAGTATGCAACGCCCTGATGCAAAAGTATTGGATGGCAAGTTAAAACTCAATATGACGGTAAGAATGGGCTTTAAATGTGATAGTACTATTAATAGTACTATCATGGGTACACCTGGTTCAGAACACTTAGAGCAATCGGGCCAAATGATTTTAAAACTGAATGGATTAAGGAAAGTGCAAGCTCCATTTTTAGAATTAAACAAAGCGAAACAAATCGTTGAAACTTATCGTATTCCGAAAGAAGATATAAAGCTCCAGAATCCTCCACAAGAAGAAAATCAACTATTTGGAGTGTTAGATTATGAAGAGTAGAGATAAAGCGATACTGAGCGATTTAAAACGTTTTAGGTGTATGTCACGCGATGATATTATAGATTTACATTTTAATGGACTTAAAAACGCTGTTACTTGTTGCAATACAGTCATGAAACGATTAAGGAGAGACGGTCATGTGGATGCAAATATCTCGCAGCAACCATTTATATATTTCCCTCAACCTAGTACACTTCGAAAAACTAGCCAGAAGATTCCTCACTTCCTTGGTATTGTAGACGTATATAAACAGCTTATCCATTATGAAAAGCCGAAACTATTTAAAGTCGAACCAAAGTACGGAAAAGAATTCATGGAACCCGATGCATTTACAATCTGGCGCAGATCCCCATTCTTTATTGAAGTACAAAAATCAGTTTACAGTAAAAAGATTATGCAAGATAAAATCAACAGGTATGAATTGTACTTCCATAGTCAGGAATGGCACAACGAATCTTGGCAACCAAAAGAATCTAAATTTTTCCCGTCAATCCTCATTATTACTGATAAGCAGTACGATATTAGTTCTTCTAATTTACGTATCTTTCAAGCTTCTTCAATTAGCAATCTCATGGATAGTCTTGCTGTAAAAGCAGAATAAGAGTCCCTAATCAGGGCTTTTTTCTTTGCAGGAATTTCTTAACGAATAGTACAAAGGTACCCGTTGTTCATGAGGTTGCTTTTTAAGAATATAATGATTGATTTTGTTGATTGGAAATAAAGTTGTATTGCTTCATATTTTTAGCGCTTATATACAATGTTTATAAAAAAATTTGGTACAATTGTATTGTATATTTTTAGTAGTAATGAATAAGAAGTGGGGCGAGATAGTTGGGAGTAAAAATAGCAATATTAATTGGTGTAAATGAATATAAAAATATTAATAATTTAGATGCATGCTTAAGTGATATTCAGGTAATGCATGAACTACTTAAGCAAACAAAGGAATATAGTGAAATCTTATTTATTAACGGGAAATTGAATAGCAATCAAGTAAAAGACCGAGTTGTAGAGTTTGTAAAAAAGCATGGAGATTCTGACGAAGAAATTGATCAAGTATTTTTCTATTTTACTGGACACGGTAAAACAAGATCATCTGATGTTTATTTCTTGTTATCAGATTATGAATCTACAAAGTTAAATGATACTTCTTTACAAAATTCAGAGGTAGATAGTTATTTAAGATTGTTAAGTCCCAAATTAGCTGTAAAGGTCATTGATGCATGCTATTCAGGTGCTACATATATTAAAGATGATGAACAACTTGTAGAAAAAACTTTAAAGGAATCTGCAAGGATAAGAGAATTGAAAGATTGTTATTTTATGTTTTCATCTCAAAATGACGAACCTTCCCATGCACAAAGGTTAAGTTATTTTACAGAAAGTTTTGTCCAAGCTGTCCTTGACCAAGAAGCTGGAACTACAATTAGATTTAAGAATATTACAGATAGAATATCTGATACATTTAGTTCAATATATGAAGGTGAGCAAACCCCTAAGTTTGTTAGTCAAGCAAATTATACAGAGGAATTTTGTACAGTAACAACTGAGTTGAAAGAACAAGTTGAAAAAAAAATAGGGGATATCGGAGCAGTTGCTTCAGAAGCTACAGAAGAAATAAAAGAAGAATTTTCCTTAATAGAAATGGTTAAGAAAGACGCAGAAGGTTATTGCACAGATTTTTCGGAAATCACAGATGCCATTGATATAATAAGTGAAAGGTTTGAAGAGTATACACTGCCACCTCACATAGCTGGGCTCTATGAGTTATCAGTTAATAAAGGTTGTATAAATAGGGGAATTCCTTTAAAAAATATTGTTAAATATAAATCTGTACTCCATTTACTTGAAGAAAAACAAAAAGATTATTTTGTTAATGTAATATATGGACCTGAAAAAAAATCTACAGGTATTTTTAGCACCACTACTCTATATCCAACATTTGGGGCGAAAGAGGAATTGAAACCTGTAGATGTAGAAGTGCTAACTGGGGAAATTCCCTGTGATTATATCTCTGTTGAAATTAAGGCAAATTATCCAAGTCTTAAATCTTATAAATTTACGTTATTAATTTTCTTGTCACGTACGAATTTCCTGATTATGAATTCTATTGCACCGTATAAGGAAATAGCATGGAATGAATTTATAACTGATACAGAAAATATGAAATGGTTATATAGAGAATCTAAAATTAAGGACATTCAACAATTGAACCTCACTATTGACAAAATCTTAGGTCAGTGTACGAATATTTTAATTGATGAAATAGGTAAGAAGTTTGACCTCCAGGATAAAAAAACAGAAGGTAATGTAAATAAAACGCAATAATAAAATTTGGCGTAAAAAATGAGTATAGAGCAATTAACTATGGTTGTACAAAAATTAAAGGATGCATTTTGAACAAACTCTTTTGCTATTAATATATTCAGTAATTGAATTTCTAAAATACATTGGAATAGCACCAATATTTCGTGGATTATGTACACTAACCTTGATAGAACAAGGATTTCGTAAATAGAGATTTTTTCTTTGCAGGAAGTTAAAGAATCATCATGGAATACTGTCACTAGGAGGTGTTGTGACGTTATGACGGACGAAATTGTTTATTCTGCAAGCGAAGTATACAAACGACTAGGAATAAGTGATAGCACCCTTAGAAAGTACATGGAAGTATTGTCTCGAGAAGGATTTGTAGTAAAGAAAGATAATCGTGGCAGACGCCAGTACACAGACAGTGACATTATGGTGATTGAGAAGCTAATTGAACTCAGCAAGCATGACGGTATGACGCTTGAGAAGGCAGCGAAGATGATTGCGCAGCAAATAGAGAAAGTTAATCCGGATCTGATTCAAGAAGAACCTGAAGACAAGAGTTTAATACCATTCCACATTCAAGAACAACTCCAGCAACAGTACAGCGTTATGGCGCAAGAAATGAATCAGAGTATGTTAGCGATGGAGAAGCGATTGAATGAGCAAGCGAAGCAGAATAACGAGGAAATCAAAGCGAGCGTAGAAGCTCACAATGAGCGAGTGGAAAAACGATTGGAAGCTCGGGATGAGACGCTTATGAAGACACTACGTGAGATGCAGGAAACGAAGAGATTGATGCAGGAATTTCGGGATGAGGTTGCTGCAGCGAAAGAGAAGAAGCCGTGGTGGAAGTTTTGGTGAGAGCAGGAAGATGAACGGCAAAATAGATTTGTAGAAAAAAGTGAATCCCTAGTTAGAGTGGGGATCCACTTTTTTGATGTTAATAATTAGGCAATAGTGTGTTAGAAGGAATCATAGAAACGTTTTTTACTAATTTAATGTATGTTTTTGTGGTTTTAAACTTTACTACGTCATATATTAATACTAAAATGTATTAGATAGCAAACAAAATATGGTAAAAATGAATTAAATATTAAAAAGTGAATGGAGAAAACAGGTTGAATAAGAAAATTTGGAAGGCAATAGGGATTATTTTTGTAATTGGTTTCGCATTTAAAGCGATATCAGGATTATTTGGAGGCGAATTCCAGGAGATTGAAAGTGATGCGAAGAAGCAGGCTAAACAATCATTAGAACAGGAAATTAAAAAAGAGGCAATAGTTAGTTATAAAATTGAGGGAGTTCAGGTTGTATCTGATAGTAAGCAGGATTTACCTGATAGTGATGTGAGGACTGTCGAATTGAGAGTTTTAACTAATTCCAAAACAAGTGATGGTAATGAAGTACCTTATCCTTTTAACTTTACATATTATCAAAAAAAGGGGAGTGATGATTGGAAACCCGTAAATAGGTATAAAGAATAATTTGTTTTTCTATATCTTTTCAGCTTAAATAGATAATAGAATTGCCGTTTTTTTGCTTAGCGTGGTTTTTTTCAAAAATGCTGGTGGGTAAACCATACCCATCAACTTAAGGATTTTATAGCGTTCTCAAAACGAAAAAATGAGAAGCCCTACAAAAAGTAGGGCTTATTTTCTGTCAGAAACTATGTCAGTTAGAATGTTCTGCTCATGTGCATTCAATGTATTAGCAATGTAGTAATCTAATATTTCTTCAATAAGCTCATAATTTTTAACAAGGTTAATGATGCAGGAATTCCGGGATGGGGTTGCTGCTGCGAAAGAGAAGAAAAAGCCGTGGTGGAGGTTTTGGTAATTAAAGTTTTAAATAAACTACGCCAAAGTAGAAAAGTATACATTTCTACTTTTCTACTTTGGCGAAAGGTGTATTTATTATTGGGGTACTGCTAGCATTTCGGAAACCCACCCACGCTAAGTAAAAACATAGAATAAGCTGCCCATATGGACAGCTTATTTACATAATTATCATTAAAGGGCTAAATAGTTCCTCAAGAAACAGATAGTATTTTTGAGCAAACAACGCTCAAAAATCTCCACCTTCATAATAAAAAAGGTCGGTTCGTTAATCCTCACCTAAAAGTTAATGCTGTTCTTTTTATTATGTCCTTGCAAAACTTTTTTCGGCTACTTTTTATCTTTCGCCAAGCCGAGCAGACTAAAAACGAGGATTTAGATTTCTCGACTTGGACTAGCAATTGTACCAGCCGAACCGCCTAGATCAACTGTTCATGAAATACCCTTTACCTTTTGTTTTTATGACACTAAAAGGGGCTAGCCCCTCGCTTCACCCCAACCTCCACCATTCCACCCAAAAACACGGTGAAACGAAAAAGATAAGGTTTTATGTTTATTGAAATGATTTCTCAAATTTTGTAATATTGTATATGGAAATCACTGTATTCAAATTATAAATATGATTTCTATAATTTTTGATACGAAAGAAGGATGTTTTATGAATTTCGATCCAAATGAAGAGGACTTAAGGGATGAATATGAATACTATGATGAATGGAAAAACCGAGATGATGAACTTCATGATATGTCATTAGAAGATTATGATGAAATACGTCGAGTTGAAGATTATGGTATGACTGATGAGGAAATGGACAGCGGAGACAATGACGATTGAAAGAGTAAAATAAGAAATTAAAGTGGGCTGGCATATCAAGTTGTATGTTTTAATATTTTTAAAAAATATTTCTAGTACAGTTATTTAATGTTATAATTGTATATAATGCTTTATGCATAAAAGGGGGACATATAATATGGCTAAATTGTTTAAAAAGTTATTTAACAGAAAACAGTATAATAACAGTGTGCGTATGAGTTGCGACAATTGCGGAAAAATGACAGATGCCAGTTTACCACGTTGCGAACATTGTGGTACGTATCACTAGGAAATCAAAGTCTGCTGATTTAGTAGGCTTTTTTATTTTGTCTGATTTTCAGGGTATACCCCTTATTAGATTTTTAACATAAAAAGAAGTACCCCTAATTAGAACCAGGGATACTTCTTTTTATATTTCTGTCAGTAATTTAAAATTCATTTTCTGCTCTGCAGTTAATTCTTTTTCTACATAATTATCTATAAGTAGATCAATTATTTCATGAGCGAATTTCTTTTTTGTAATTTTCATTAGCGCTTCAAGTTCTACTTTTGATTCGTTAGGAACTTTAATACTTCCTTCTTGGTTTTTAAACTTCTTTTTCTCTGGCGCCTGTATTTTCTTGTCTGAGTTATTATTTAAATCTGAGTTGTCAGTAATAGGCGTAACTGTTACTACAAATGAACTATTCTTATTTTCCACAGGTACCACTCCTATTTAAAACTTTCCACTTGTTATTTCTTTTCCAACATTTCATAGAGGTGCTTGTACATCCCTTTATAACCTTCAGATTGTCTCGTTGTTAGTTTGGTATTTACATAGCTTTCAAGAAGCATATCGATAATGCTGTTAATCGATGCCTTATCCATGCTTTCTTGTTCCTTTATAAATGGTTTAAGAGTATTTAGCTTTAACAAAACAGCAGGTGAAATTTTAGCTGTTTTAGATGGAACCAAACGTTGATCAGGCTTCTCAGGAGCTGTTACTTTTCCTTTATTGATAATAGGCTTAATAACTTGTTTCTTAACGGGCTCACTATTACGGCCAAAATCGTTAGTTCCTTTTATCTGTACACCTTTGTCATTCAAAGTGTTTCCAGGTTTTGTGACTATAGGTTGAAATGGTGCTTTAGACATTATGAACTTCCTCCTTAAGCATTAATAGTAGCGAAATAGTTTTCATGTTCATTAAGTTCGCTCAGAACATCGATGAATAGCTGATGTGCTTTTTCATCCCACATATCAATATTACCGCTAACGTTAACGTTTTTATGAATCCCTTCGATATCATATACTTTTAGGCGTTCCTGATATCTTACGATTGTTTCTAGAACGTTGCCGCCATACATTTCCTGAGCTTGTTGTAATACTTTATTATCCACTCGTTTTCCTTGATGTAACATCATTGGAATAATACCTAAAACTTGTAGGTCTGCATCATATGTTTCTGCTAAGAACTGCATATAAGCGATATATGTTTGAGCGCCTTCTAAAGATAACTCTTGTGTTTGTAGAACGATGATACAATAATCAGCTGCTATCATAGCGTTATCTGAGTAGTCACTGATTGTTGGTGGTACATCAATGTAGATACGATCATATTTATCTTTTAATGGTTCTAGTAACTTCTTTAAATATGTAATTTGTGCAAGTTCATCCTCTGGGAACATATCAAAGAGGATCTTTGAAAGCTTTCTAAATGAAGTATTAGATGGAACGATATCCAAATTTTCGATAACTGGGATAATCTCATTCTCTAAATTTTGATTTAGAAATGCATCTGTAATAGACTTGTCTATTTGTTCAATATCACCTGTTTTAGCGAGTACTCTTGTCGCATTACCCTGAGGGTCCATGTCTACTAATAGACATTTCTCATTAAATACAGTTGCAGCTTCATAAGCTAACATTGTTGCTGTTTTTGTTTTTCCAACTCCACCTTTAAAGTTACCGATTACGTATGTAGTTGCTTGTCTCGTCATTTTCGACATTCCTCCATAAAACTCCGAATAAGTATACCTTTGAGTAAAATGTAACATCTACATACAATATTCGCAACAGTATACCTAATAAAAGTTTATATTTTTTCAACAAATTTATCGAAAGAGTAGAAAAGTATACTAAAGCGTAAGATTTTTTAGTATACTTTTCTACTTTTCTACTTGTGCGTAGTTTATAGAACGGATGATTTTGAAAGTGTAAAAGTATACTTTTACACTTTTTCGTAGTTTATAGGATATTTCTCTATATACTGTTAATAAAGGGTTAATTGCAATTTTCAAGAAGGAATGATTTTTAAATACGGGGTTATAAGTATACTTTTCTACTTGTGCGTAATTTAGTAATAGTATACCAAATTTAAAAGTATGGTAGAAAAGTATACTTTTACACTTTTTCGTAGGTATACTTTTCTACTTATACGTAATTTTAAGTTGTTATTTCGCTGTTTACAAACAAAAAAGCTTGTTGTAACGTAATAAACAACAAGCAACATTCTACAAAACAAAACACAATTTGATATTTTACATAAACGAAGATCGATAAAACAATTGAATATGAACACAAAACAAAAAGCCACTCCCATATGCTAATGGCTACCAACCTTTAGCGGGAATGACTTGCTCTAGCAAGTGTACCACCACTTGACTAGAAATTAGCTGTATTCAACCACAGTGTTAACGTTTAAGAAGTGTACCACCACTAACCTTAAACAACTATGCCTTTTCACGAGGCTTCTTTGATATACCCATTTTATCATTGTTTGGATAAATATCAACTAGTAAATACTAGTTTTGATTATTTTGTAGTCCAAAAGATATATAACGGGCATCTCTAAACCAAGAAGTCTTGTGGATCTACAGGATATTCTGGAATTGGAGATGTCTTTTTGTTTTGGTTCGCGTGGAATTGCCTGAAACCACGTAAATAAAAACTGATAAGCCGTAATTCCGTGCTGCTATACATATAGGAGGAACGTGTTACGTGCGTGGCTAGCTGTTGGTCGTGCAGGGGGTACAGAGTATGCGCCTACAAAAACAGCACCCCTCATTGGAATCCTGTTCTTCTGGTGAGGGAGGGCGAGAACGTGCCCAGGGACGATTCCCTAAAAGGTTCGGGTGGTTATCGTTAGCATTACGGTGCTAGGGAGTATATTCAGTTTGTCGTGTAGGGACGATATTACAAGGACAAGCCATAGTAAAAGGATGTATGCGGTGAAAATCGCTGAGTGAACAGGGTCTATACATACGGATACCTTATAAGTGACCGCATGGCGAAAACAAGACGCTTATCCATCTATTTTGATCGATTACTTTTTTGTAGTCTTTCAAAGTAGGGGATAAATCTGCCTTCCAGCCGTGTTCCATAATCGTTCCCACATGATAAAAAACCCTCAAGACCTTCAGTCAAGCATAATTACGAAGAAAAGATGAAAAACTTGAGATTGTTTAAGTCCTGGGGGGATGACTCATTAAGATAGAGGAATAAATAAAGGATTTACTACTTACTTGGCTAGAGGATAAGGGGATGGATGATAGAATAGGCCTTATTGCAGGATTTGCTTTTACACAACAGATATAGTACGTGAAATTTAATTTAAGTTAATAAAATATTAGTTTAATTATTTGAAAGTATTGGGTTATACTTATTTATGGAATATTTAGGTTTTAAATAGAATTTTTTGGAGATGAAGATATATGTCTATGCATGCAAGAAATACTATTATGATCGTAGCGGTTATTGTTGTAGGAATAACAGTTCTTATATTTCCGCCTTTTGGAGTGATTAGTATTCCTATTGGATTTATGTTGAAATTTATATTATATCCTAGCAGTTTACAGACTATGAATTGTCCCAAATGTAATACTGAAAATGTAATAAAAGGGAATCCTGAGTTTATTACGTGTGAAGGTTGTAGTGGTACGATTTTAGTTAATAATACAGCTGGAAAATATAATGAAGTTGTATGTCCAAAGTGTAAAGGTGAATGTTTAGTAGAAGGAAAGCCTGATGAAATAATATGTGTATATTGTAATAAACAATCTCATGTTAGTTGGGGTTAACGTATATTGGATTAGTGAATTTTAGGGGTTATGAAAATGAGGACTAATGAAGTCCTCGTTTTTTATAGATATCCTTGAGATTTTAATTCAATGAACTTTGTATCAGAAATAAAGAAATCATAATTTCCAGGGATTGCGCTCATAGCATTTAATGGTGGCTTATTTATCAATCCATTATACATAAAAATGTCGAGTGCATTTAATATAGCTTCTTGACTATAACCTTGGTTTTCGCCCTCGAAAATTAGGTCCATCTCTACAGCATTACGTTTTTCAAATAGTTGTTTGTAAAGGAATTCTTTTATATTTTCATCCATTTCCATTAATTTATTTAACATTATTTCCACCCCCCTTTCTATAAGTTAAATATACCAGTTTATGGACAAAAGAAAAGACACCCAAAGGTACCTTCCCCTACTTGATCTACATAAGACTTTTCTTACAGCACAAATATATCTGGGTTCCCACCCAACTTTATTTTACTACATCTATTTATAAAGTTTAATTAATTTACGAGTGAGATTACACCCATTTATACATTTCAAATACCAAATCGTCTAACTTACTTGTCCATCTTAATCCAGAAATTTCAGGGAGAAGAGATCTATAATTACCCCAGTTTAAGATATGAATATCCTGAAATTTTAAATCTTCTATCGAGGAGATCCCCTTAGAATTATATGCAGGTTTATGAACATAAATTAACAATTGTTCAGCCAAGTCAATTTCTACTGACCATTCAGTTTGAGTTGGGTTTTTAGAACCGTGACACCTCCCAACATATATTTGAGTATTGTTAGAATCGTTAGTGTCCAGCCAATTTTCTTGGGAAATTCTTTGCCCTAGAGTCTGAAAATCTGCTTTTCCAATATACAACAGAACGCCATTACCATACACAGGGTGATGCCCATAAATCTGATAAATCCCATAATCGATTTCTTCATTTTTTAGTTTTACGAGGTCTGTGATACTGTATGGTCCATCCCAAAGGATTTGAATTAAACTCGTTTTTGTAGTTTCCATAATAAAAACATCCTTAATTTTTTATATAAATTTTACCATAAAAATAATCGTGTTTTTTTCAAAATGCTGGCGGTACCCTATTTAGAAATGTTCTTTTGGCACGTGAACCACGTCCGTTTAAAAATTAGACAAAGGAAGGGGGTGGCGTGCTTGGAAAACGACAGCTGGTGAGAAAAAGAGAATAAATAGAGGGATTAATATGTTTTCGCGTTATAAAAACACGTTAAATAAATTAGTATTTCGTTAATATTGAAATGTTTTTGTTAATAAGGATTATAAAATTAACTGTTTTTTATGTTATGATTGTCCTACAAGTAACTGTTATCGATCGGGTGGTTTGTTATCCCTTCTTTTTTATTGAAAAGGGAGGAGGTGATAAATCATGGAATTCATTGTGGAACTTTTAAAAGAAATAGCCAAAGGAATTATGCGTGAAGGGTCTGCGTATCTTTTCAGAAAGCAATTTTTAAATGAGGACAATGAAAAAACCACCCTCGACCGTGGAAAGTTGCTAGGGTGGCTTTTTTATAAGAAAAATAATATTAAATAACTACCCACCTATACGGTAGCAGTTACTAGGAGAGATGTTGGCGCATCTCTTCTTTTTATTATGAACAAACATTCTCTTCAATATTACTCAAGTCATATTTCATTCTCTTCAATATTGCTCGAGTTATATCTCATTTGTGTAAATATGACTACTGTAAGTATAACAAAATCGTAAAAAAAAACAAATAAAGTTTTTCAAATAGCCCTCGCGAAACGGAACGACCTCTTTCTACGAGAAACGAAGACTTAATGCTTCCTAAATCAACAAATCGTTTGCTCGTAGAAAAAGAGCCGAAGCTCTTATTTAGTCAAAGTATTAATTTGTTCTAAAAGAGGTAGCACCAACATTTCGCAGATTCTGTACGTTAAGGCTAAATCCCTTGATATGATATGTATTTCGTTATAAGTATAGAAAACGGATGTGTATGGAACCTTCTTAACGTAAGGTAAAGCAAAGTTTGTTGCTTTAATAATTCTTTAGTGTACGAAATTCGCGTTTGATTGGTAATTCCAAACAGATCAACCTTTCAATTAATAACCTCTCAAGTATATGAATGCTTGAGGGGTTTCTTATAGTAAAAAAAAGACACCCTAAGGTGCCTTCCTCCGACTTGAACTATCCTGTATTACTGCGATGTTGATTAATACATTAAATTATAAAAATAATTTGTTATACTTCCATGTACCCTAGTTGGTATAATGTATAAGGCAATTATTGGTTAATTAATAACGAACATATATTAGGGAGGTATACAAGTCATGGAACTAATAATTTTTTCATTTGTATTAGTGGTAATATTCTTTATTCTTTCAATAACTTTAAGTGGTAAAGGTCAGCGAATAGCAAAAGAAGTTTTAAAAGAGCTTATTAATGGTCCTGAGGGAAAAATGTTGGTAGGTTTTTTTGGAACTTTAGCAGTTATAGGAGTAATTTTTATCATTTGGTTTTTATTGAACTAAGCATTCCAGTTACTCAGGCTGATACAAGGTGCAAGAAAATTACTGGATAATTAAAGGTACATATATATTAGGAGGTACATAAGTAATGATAGATATAATATTCTCATTCTTCTTAGTGGTTACTTATTTCATTATTTATCTCTTTTCAAGTGGAGAAAAGAAACAACAAGCAAAAGAAAATCTAAAAGAAGTTATTACAGGTCCGGATGGTAAACTCCTATTAGTTACTGTTATGGGAATTCTAATCATGGTAATCTGGTTATATTTTTATGGTTTAGGTTTATGAATATAAACTAAAATCATATCCAAGTATACGAGATAATGGTTCACCTGGGAAGTATGCGTATTATGGTGGAGAATAGGACACTGGTGGTCTTTTTGGAGAAGCTAAATGTGTTATGAAACTGATGAATCGGATAATAGGTAGTATATAAAGGTCTTATCTTTTTTAGGAAGATAAGGCTTTTTTATGCATAAAGAAAAGACACCCTAAGGTGCCTTCTCTTGTTGTGGTAAATAAGAAGTAAGGTTTCCATTTTAACTGAAAAAAAATAGAACAGGTGCTTAGATTTTATCATGATTTTTTTCAGAATGAACATGCATTATTACATATCACAATAAATCCCTCTATTTTCCATTTGATAAAATAGATTACAAATATTGGTAAAATTTAAATAAATATTTCTACAAATTCAAAATATTTACAAAATTAATAGAAGTGATACATTTAAGATGCAAGTTATAAAAAATATTTAAGGGGGAATTATTATGTTTAAGAAATTAGTAGTTGGAGCATTAGCGGCTGGTATTGCATTGACTGGAGGAATTGGGGCTGCGTCAGCAAGTACAGAGAATACAGCAAGTGCACTATCTACACAGTGTAAAAATACAGAAGCTAGAGAAACTCAGAAAGGCAGTGGTATATACTATAAATTTGAATGTAAGAGTCAAAACGTATTTGCAAATTCCTATACTGATAATCAAGGGATTACATGGTACCTTAAAGATATCCAAGTAGTAGGCGGAAAATATGAAGCTTATTATGAAGGAAGAAAATATTAAAATATTTACTGAAAAGCCTCCAATAATGAGGCTTTTCTATTTTTTAGAATCATTTCCCTAAAAAAAAGACACCCAAAGGTGCCTTTTTTACATATACATGTAATTGTTTAGATTGAAAAAGCAAAATGATAAACGCTTTGTAAATTATTTGACTTAATAGAGTTTGTTCTTCCTGGTTCATTGTAGTAGTAAAGATCTACAATGTCGTATCTGTGTGTAAATCTTCCTACACTAGCAATTTTATCTCCATATGCTGGTGGTAATGAAGCAGTACCTGTGAATTTACCATTTTCTCCAACTACACATTTAATATCCATTTTCCCTGGTTTGATATGAGCATCAAAAAAGATATAGAAAGTAGTTCCAGCAGGAGCTTTATTACCTTGTGCGTCATAAGCAGTACCTGTAAACGTTGTAAGACCGCCATTTCCTTGGCTATATACGCGATATCTATAACCCTCACCGTAATTGATATACTCATTTTTCCCTACATTAGTTACTTCAACTTTTTCTACACGAGCATCATTTTCTTCAGTAGCAGCAGATGCATTTTTAGGCATTACAAGGCCAGTTAAAACTAAAGAAAACAGCATGATTGACATTAAAAACTTTTTCATAATTCACCCTTCTTTTCCTATTATTTGTAAAAAAACTTCACATATAATACTATAACTTAATATCTAGTTTATCAAATGTTTTTTGGGAATAATTATCAAATATGCATAATTGCATTAAAGGTGTTTTGAATAATTTATCTTGTTCATAAAAAAAGACACCCAAAGGTGCCTTTCTCCGACTTGAACCACTTTAATTTTAATAATATGTATTGGACGCCACTCCAAATATTATTTTACCATGTTAAGTAATGTAAGTCATTGTGAATTACGGTAACTCTTTATTTAAACGTAAAAAGCCCTAGAGGGGCTAGGACTTTTTGACTGAATGAAAATGATGCAAAAAAAAGGACTTATATAACGTAACATACGAATGTTTCATAAATGTATCGTAAAGGTGAAAAAAATCTATATTTCGTTCAGAAAAGAGAAACGTAAATTTTTTACCCGAGAGTACCATTTGCATCCATCTGACTAATATAGTCATTCATATATTCCTCATCATTGTAGGCAACTTTGATTAAATTCCCTTTTATATAAATGTTTGGTGCTATAGTTTCAATGATGTTCTTTAAACATGTAACACCCGGTTCAAAGCAATATGCTTCCATCTTATTATTATGTTTTTGATTTTTCCACCTTAATTTAACTATTTGATTCTTCGCTTTGTCGATTTGTTTGTTTAATTCATTTGTGTTTTTGATGGAACTAATAATACTACCGTTATTTAATAAATGACCGAATAAAGTTGGATAGTAACAAGACTTGCACAAAATATCAAATTTACATATAAATAAAGCTTCTGTAACTGATTTTTCAGTAGTCGGTAACATGAACTTTAATTTTGCACTTAGATCTAAATATCTAGTGAGTAAAGATTCGCATAATTGCATTCTTTTACTTCGATTACTGTCCCAATCAGTATTTGATATCCTATTTAACTCTTCTGACATCGCAATGACTTCAGGTGTAGCGTATTTTATATTATTATTTATTGTCTCTAGAACCTTTTTAAAAGCATAATCTGGTGTAGAATATGTTGCTCTTCCTAAAAATCCAGGTGTCAATTTTTGCTTGAAATAAATCTGTTCACACTCAAGGTAATATATTATTTTATGTGCAATTGGAGAATAAAGATGTTGATATTTTTCTTTGGTATCTTTGGTTGTGTCTCGACTTTGGGTGAAATAATGTCCGACAACTTGTCCGATAGACGCTCCAGTGAACCCCCCTATTAAACTAATAACCGGTATTGTTTTTTGGTCTAAATTTTTTAGGAAATCTAAAATGTCATAAATGAAGATACAGATAACTATGATAATGATTGCTATTGAAAATTTGAATACAGTTTTTTTATTCACGTTGTTTCTTCCTTTCATTTAATGTTTTGCATTATAAAAGCACTCTTTCGAGTGCCACTGCTTACGTCACTACTTTGTCCATAACTTCTTTATATTTATTAAACTCATCATCTTTCATATCTCCATTCAATTTGAAGTGAAAAAGACACCCAAAGGTTCCTCCCTCCGCCTAGAACTATTTTAATAATATGTATTAGGAAGCCATCCACATATTTTTACCATCCTAACAAACATTTTAGTATTTGAATAAAATAAAATAGACATGTATTAGTGGTATTATGTTATATTAGAATTACCTAAGTTATTATTGCACATGGGATTCCCTTTCCCTGTGCTTTTTTATTTTAAAGATTAATGATGATCTTTTTCTTACTCCAGAAATTAGGTGTGAATTGTAATTTTAATTTTTCACCGATAGGTTGTTCAAATACAATAGTTCCTGCCACTTGTCCTTTGGGCGCCAATTGGCCAGAATTAAGTGCGGTATTTTGATTGATCATTGATAAGGTCGGTCTAGTGATATTCCCTTGGCTATTTCTCATTTCGAAGTCAAGCGTATTGTATGAGATATCCTCTTTTCCACCATTATAGATGTTTACTGCTACCAATATGTATTCATGCCCTTGTCTTGGTTTATCGAATTCTCCACCAGGAGATTTTTTAACTTCGGTTACAGTTAGTCTGTGATCACCTAATTTAATAGTCTCGCCAATCGAATATTCTTTTTTTGAATCTTTTTCAGCATCTTTAACTTCATGCCCTAGGGCTGTAACTTCTTGAGCTTGGTATTTAGTTTTCGGATCACCAAATACTAATATCAAAGCACAAAAAAATAAGAAAGAACCGACTAAAATGAAGCTTCCCCATCCGATATACTCCCAAACCTTTGATTTCTTTTCAACTTCCACTCGTATTTCTCCCCTTATATATTAGATTTTTATAATAAAATAGTATCAAAATTACCAGTATTTGAGTACAGGATATTTAGAATATACAAAAAAAGAGAGCTTTGCCCTCTAATTTTGATTAACATAACGTATGATTAAGCAGATACAGAAGCTTTATCTTTACGGAAGATCCCCATTAATCCACCAATCAATAATAAAATACCTGGTAATAAGTAAACTGCAGATATGCAAATAAATCCACCAATAGCAGCAACAGTCATCATGATACCGCCAACTTTAGCTTTACTTTTTACCATAACAGAACCAACAATTCCTAAAGTTGAAAGGCCTACAGCACCCCAACCTAATCCGATAATCGTATTTGCTCCATCAGCTTCGAAAGCAGCGCCCATTCCACCGATCATTAAAGCGATAAACGCACAAATAATACCAAAAATACCACCAATAAGACCTAATACAAATTCAGTTGTTCTTTTCATTATGATCTCTCCAATTATGTAAAATGTAAGATTTCCGAGATTATCATAACAGAAATGGTTACAACTATTTTGTCATATTCTGTCGAATGAGAATAAAAAAAGAGAGCTAAATAAATTCTTATTAAATTTATCGAAAAAATATGATTTAAAAAGAGGGAATAGTAAAAAAATGGAGAATCTTATTAATTGAATATCTTTAAAGGAGGAATTATTGATGAAAAAGATTCGAAATTTAGTACTAGCAGGGTTATTAGGAGTAGTTGGAGTATTTGGGGTGTATTCATTTGATTCTAAGGCTGATAATCATCAAGATGCTCGAGGAGGAAAATGCCAAGGTACTTATGGAGATGGATGGACTGGAGAAAATGTTCCTTGTAAGTAAGCATTAAGTGTCATTTGCAATTTTAATTTATTATTAATAATAAAAAAGGGAGAGAAACATTCTTGTTTCCCTTCCTTTTTTATTTAAAAAATAAGAGAGCCGCAGCTCTCATTGGTTAAATTGGTAAAATAATGTAAAATTTTACCTCTAGCAAATGGAAATGATTTCTTCTACAATGAAATCAAATCATAGTATGTCCTTGTTATCTCGTAACATTTTGACATACAACGCTAATTGTTTAGCGAAACGACCTTGTTGACGTCCATCTAGCTCCTCATAAGCTCTTTGGATATCGTTAAATAGTAATTCCAATAACGCATCTTCTTTTCTGTTCTCGAAGTTAAGAAGAGCATCTGTGGAGGTGTTAAAAAACGACGCAAGCACCTTTAAGCTTTCAAGATCAGGTTCGTGTCGATCAGTTTCCCAATTCTTAATCTGTCCGCGTGATAAACCTGTTCTATCAGATAGTTGTTCTTGCGTTAAATCAAAAGATTTCCTTAAACGTTTAATGTTTTGTCCGACTGTAGTTTTCATAGTTTGAGTATAATAATCGCCTTATCACTATACCATAATTGGTCGATACTCTGACTTTTTAAAATAATTTTGGTATTTTTGAAACCTAAAAAAATATATATAGAACAAATGTTTGTTTGGTGGAAAAATATGCATGTGAGGTCTTCATACGTTTCATTCTCGTTATATATTTTCATTTTTATTTCATGCGGTGGATGTTGATATATCGCGATTTTAAAACTTTCTCAACAATTTTCTGATAACCACACGACTGAATTTTGGAAAAAATGTGATAAAATGAAAATAATAAAATAATCGGACGTAAAAAAGACCCATGACTGTGCAAGTGGTGCTACCAACACCCTTACACCGTCCTCCCTAAACCAGGTAGGGAAAACACTTGTCATAAGTCTCATACATAATTATAACACACAACCTAGATATAATGGCACGTTTTCCTGTAAATGTAAGAAATCTAGGGTAACGTGTCTTTTTTGTCCAACAAGGGGGACAAAAGTGCATGCAAGCGTTATTAAACAAAATTCATAATGATTTATATGCAGCAGGAATTACAAACGAGGCGTTATCGGAAATGTGGGGAGTGGCACCAAGTAATGTTTCAAGAGTATTCAACGGACATACGCAAATAAGTTTTTGTTATTTATCGAAGACGCTACTAAGTTTATACGAAGACCAAGTGTTAAGAAGAGACCTTGTCCAAAAGTATTTGCAATTTGCGAAACCCGAAAATATTAAAGAAGCGATGGAGTATTTTTCCTTCCGTAACGAATTCGAAATGTTGAAAGGGTTAGTAATTAAAGAGAAAGAACGAATCGCATTAAAGAGAGAAGAAAAAGAGAAAAACAAAGAAAAGTACACACCTAGTATCGATGAAGAATGGATTAATGTGTATGAATTGATTTACCGTAGGTATACAGAAGGCGAAAAGTTTAGTTTAGAAGACTTTGATGAAGAATTAGAAGAAATGAGATTCGAGGTAAGCGCTAAAGAAATGGAAGTGCTAATTGATATTCTTAGATGCCAAACTGCATATCAATTGCGCGATTATAGGACGTTACTTAAGCGAATGAAGAAGATTGAAAAAAGGTTATCTAAAGTGAAAAATAAATTTCTTCGCGCTAGTTTTTCTGTAAGATTAAAAGAAGGTATGAACGCAGTATTACTGATGGATGATAAAGTATTGGAAATAAGAAAAAATTCATTCGAATTATTAGAAATATGTAGTAGTGAGCTTAATTTCAACATCCAAAAAGCTAACGCACATTATAATATTGCGGAATCATACATCTTTGAAAACTTCACCCAATCTAAATACCATTTCGAAAAAGCACTACATGTATTAAGTGAATCCCCGTATATCCAAGAGGTTGTGAGGAAAAGGAAAGCAATCGAAAGAACCTTAAACTTCTTAAAGATTTATCACGCAAAAGATTTGGACAATTTAACAGGGGATTTAGATTATCCAGAACAAGCTTTTTTAGCGATAAGGCAAGGTAATAATAAGCTAGCTCTTAAAATACTTGGAGATATAGAAAGAGAGAAAGGTTATTTAAATGAATTCTCGACATTTTACTTAGGTCTTGCTAAAAATGATGTTCGAATTATAGAGAAATCTTTAGAAATGTTCATTAAAAATAATAATAACTTTTATGCGAAATTACCTAAGATTCACTTGGGTATAGATTGAAAAAATGGTATAATATAGTTAGGTGATAAAAATGAAAAAACTACTTTCTATTTTCTCTATTCTTGCTGTATTAGGAGTATTTACATTAAGTAATACTAGCGTTCAGCAAGAACAGAGTAAACAAGTAGCCGTTGAGAAAACTACTGAAGTTCAACGCATGATGGTTGATCCAGGTGGCGGCGGCTGGTAAGAATTTAAATATATGTATTGAATGACATCGTCTATTAAATAGGCGGTGTCATTCTTGTTTTACGAAGAAATTGCGTTTTTGAAAAAATGAGAGGAAATGCAATCATTGTGAATAATTCACAAATTAAACTAGAGGATGTAGGGGGAAGTAACAATGACAAAAGAGCAATTATTAAAAGAGGCAGCTATCGAATGGTTATTAAATGGTGGAAGTGAGGATGTCAGTGAATTACTAGAATCAGCTACATTAGGTACATATAAAGAAGAATAAAGTGCAAAAAAAGACTACCAATATAGGATAGTCTTTTTGTTATTTACTGCTATTTTTTGCTTTTTGATATTGAACAAACATCTCCAAGTGTTCTAATGCTTTGTCTTGGTCTACATCCTCTAGCTCCGCAATTAACTTTTCAAGTTTCTTAACTATTTTATTTGCTTTTTCATCTTCTTCTTTTGTTAAACGTGAATCATCAGAACGTCCTAGTAGATAATCTGTAGTTACTTTATGATAATCAGCTATTTTCTGTACTAGTTGTAGATCCGGTTCATTACGATCGTTTTCGAAGTGAGAATATCTAGCTCTAGATATTTCGATACCTTTAGCAACCTCTTCCTGGGTCCTGCTACCTCTCAACTCTTTTAATTTCTCTCCAAATGTCATTATAAGTAATCCCCTCTCGCACCGTATCAATTATTATCAGTATATCCTCATTATAGATACAAAATGTATCGTTTTAAAGAGTTTTATTAAAAAAGATATAAAATGTATCAAAAGGGGTTGACGATACATAATGTATCAACTATACTACAGTTAACGATACAAAACGTATCAAACGGTAGGTGATGAAATGAGGAAAAGACTTGTAAATGAACGCATATCAAGGAAATTAACGCAAGAAGATCTTGCTGAAGAATTAAATCTTTCGGCAGTGTTCGTTCGTAAGATAGAAAAGGGTGATAGGAACCCTAGTGTTAAGACAATGAAGAAATATCAAAGCTTTTTCGGTGTGGGGGTAACAGAGTTGTTCCCAGACATTTTTAATGACTTTAATGATACAAAATGTATCAAAGATACAAAACTTATCGGATAGGGAGGAAAGTAAATGAAACAATTACAAAATTTCTCACACTCTGCATTTGGAGAATTTGAAATTCTCATTAAGGATAGGAAAGAATACTTCCCGGCAGTTGAAGTTGCAAAATCACTAGGTTATTCAAAACCACACGATGCAATTACAAGACATTGTACGATGATGGGTACCACGTTTTACGGAGTCATCGATTCGCTAGGAAGAAAACAAGAAAAGAAATTTATTAATGAAGGTAACTTATACCGCTTAATCGTAAAATCAAAACTTCCGCAAGCTGAACAGTTTGAAAAGTGGGTGTTTGAAGAAGTACTTCCTTCTATTAGAAAACACGGAGCATACATGACAGATCAAGTCCTGGAACAAGCGGTAACAAATCCAGACTTTGCGATCGGTCTTCTCACTAAATTAAAAGAAGAGAAAGAAAAGCTTGCAGCAGCGCAGCAACAAATTGTGCAGCAACAACCGTTGGTAACATTCGCCGAAGCGTGTATGCAGTCGAATGAATCGTTAAAAGTTAGTGAGGTTGCTAAGTTGGCAGCCAAACATGGTATTAAAATCGGGCAACGTCAGTTATTCGCAAAACTTAGAGAATGGAACTTAATGTTTAAGCAATCTACCGAACCAACTCAGACAGCAGTTGAAAAAGGATACTTTGAAATCGCACAAGGTGTTAAACAGAAGCCGAGTGGAGAACCTTTCACATGGACAACAACATATGTAACACCAAAAGGACAAGCCTACATCATAGACCGACTGAAGAAAGAACAGGAACAGGAGGCGGTTTAATTGATGGAAGAAAGCACATTCTCACATTTTATGATACTGGTAATTGTCATTTTAACCGCAGGATTCATTCAACTGATGGATTGGATAGATAGACGATATATGAAGGAGGAACAAAAATGACCAATCAATTACACAAAGGTAAGGTAGCTCAAGATTTATTAGAAAGAATTAATGAATTAACGCAGGTTTGTAATGATGCTGAAACGGCATTAGTGATTAAAGATTTAGCAGAAGCTAGACGGATTCTTTTAAATAGTTAAGAGCCGAAGTGGCAGCTTCGACTCTCGGTAGTACTACTTGTTGTTGCGTACAAAATCTTCTGTTTGAATCCAGTCGTAATCAACAACTGAACCAGATCTATGTACCGCTTCATAAAACTTTTCATAAACAAGTACAGCATCTTCAATAGAATGAACAGATCCTGATTTATTTTGAAGGAAAGCAACAGTTAAATCTTTTGCGATTTCTTTCTTATCCATGGTGTCACCTCCTATCTTAGGTGATAGGAACATTATACCAAATTAGAAGAATAATAGATAAACAAGGTGGT